TTCATGTCTCAATTAAAAACTAATTTAAAATTAAAGTCAAACACTTTTTTTTATAAATTTAAGATAGTCATAATTAAGAAATCTTTTTTCTTCTTTTTTTGTTTCTTAGTATCTTCTTCCCCCTTGGAACAGAACCTACCTTTGTCGTCTCTTGTTATATTTGACTCTTTATCATTCTCAGTGGACTTCATACCCGCAATTAAAAATTAATTTAAAATTATTGTCAAGTATTATTTAAATAAAAAAACCCCCTCTTTCGAGGGGGGTGTTTAAACAACAAAGGAAAAAAGGTTGGAGTGTTCAGTGAGGGAAATATAAGAAACCCCGTCTACGGCTCTCTCGTAACTCTATTCTCTCAACCTCTGAATATAATATAACAGCAACTAAAATAAATGTCAAATGTTTTTTATGTATTCTTTTAATTCTTTTTTGTCTGTTGGAATCTTACGATAGTTCTTTTTGGGTTTGAACTTCTCGTCCTCCGCGAGCCTACGAACTGCTTTCGCGTGTTCTCTTTGAGTGCGTCCGTCAGCGAGTGGGTTCTCGATGATCTCGACCTGCTTCCATTCGGGAAACTGCCAGAACACTTCGTGCCACGCAGCCTCATATCGGTGCGCCCACATCTCTTGTTCTTTGGTTGGTTTCTTTTTTCTTGGCATCTTGGACTCCTTATATAATAGGTTAAAAATAAAGTCAAGCCCATAATTAAAAATTAATTTAAAATTGGGCAGTTAAATATTACTTTCTTTTGTTTTCTATAATCATTCAAAAAAAGTTAATCACAAACAAATCGAACCAAATCGGTTCAAAAGCAGCATTATTTGGTTAAAGTCAAATAATAAAAATATTTCGGCCAAAACCATTCCCAGCCAAAAAATAATAATTAAAAACTAATTTAAAATTATAATTAAATATTAATTTTTAATTGGGGGCATACCTTTTTATATTTGCAAGTATCTCTTTCCCAACACAATATTTTACACTATTTTTTTTGTTTTTATTCCCTTATATGTAGTAATTGTATAAGGAATAAGAAGAATAATTTTTTATTATTTTAAATATAAATTTTCTTCACTACCCATAAACATCACACACATACAAACAACATATATTTCTTTCTATATTACTCTATTATTTCGGTATATATGAATTGATAAAAAGTATTTGGTAAGAACATAAAAAAACCCCCAAAACTGGGGGCTTTTGTTTGATTTTATGCTCTTGTATGGTCTATCGGGCCTCTGTCCTCTCGCTCAGTTCTAACAAACTCAGTGATAAAAACAGCAATAGTATAGACAAACAGCAATACTGCGTATGTTTCCGTCATATATATCCTTAACTTTCCTGCTCATATATAATAAGGACTGTTTATTCATATAATATACCCCACTTTAATACATTATAAGACACAATACCACACTCGTCAAGCGTTTTTGTCATGTTGCTTTTTGGTTTCAGCAAACTGACGGTCATTCATCACCCATTGCTTGTAAAATACGTCTACGCCATTTTCCCCCAAAGTTAATTCCCCAACCATACTATGCTTTCCATCGCGTCCATGATACCATATTTGATAGTCGATTGTATGAACTTCTTTTGTCTTAAACCCAACGTGCATCCTGTCAAGCCCGTCAAAATACTTTTTGTTGTGTTCTTGGATGTTGTTACAGGCACTTTGGATGTTACGGAAGCGTCTCTGAGATAGGTCATAATCGCTCACAATCGCGTTCTGAAGCATTTGGTCGTCATCCCAATAGGTTGCTGTGGCATAAAAGTATTCAAGGTGAAAAAACACTTTGGCTTCTTCTTTTTCTTTCTTATGTTCTTTTTCCTCATACTGACAGGTGACAGTCCAAGTGAGTGCAGCCGTAGCTGGAACAAGATTTAAAAAGTTACGACGATTCATTTATTAATTAATTAAAAATTAAACCCCGCAAAAGTCTTTAGACTCGCGAGGATCAGAAGGTTATTTTCTAGCTGTTGGAGGGAGTTCATTCTCATAATAAAGAAGAAAATGTAAGTCTTGTGGACTTTCTTGCTTATTGTTTGAGTATGTAGAGCAGCCTCCTGCACTAAATAATAATAAGAATAATAATGATGTTTTCAAACTTTTAATTTGAGTTTTCATAAACAGTTTTCTGGGTTAAAATCCTCAACTACATCTTCATCCACTTCAAATGACGCTTCAACGTAAGCTGAATTATTCATAGGAAGAGGCATATCGCCTTCGTATGCTTTTTTAACAGCATCTTTGAGTGAATCTGCTCTAACATCCATCACGCCATACATCTGCCATGAGCAGGGGATTTGATAGAGTTTGCCGAGAGGTTTTTGGGGATCGTCCCAAGTCTGTAATGGTGATTTTGCTCCGAGTGCCATAATATCTTTTTTAATTAATTTTAATTTATCTTTGTTTTAAAATGTTTCCCGCCCCTATCGGCCATCACTTATTAAAACCAATAATACAAACGACCCAACTAACTAACACGCTAACATTATTGGTGTGATGTTTATTGTGCATCCAAGGGGCAGGGAAATTAATAATCTACTCCAACTTCTTCCTGTCTCCAGTTGCCACCTTTTCTTTTGTGTGTGTCGATCATGTCGATGATGTCTTGGCAACGGTCAAAGTATTGGTCGATGGTAAAAGAGCGATCCTTTGCATCGGGGCATCTATCATAAATACAATCAATCAATTCTTTGTCGGTCATTTTTTGAACTTAACCAATTTTAAATCGCCATGAGACTTTTCGTAAAATCTAATATATTCCATCGCATCTGCTCGATCTTTGCCCGTGTATAAGTGCATTGTTCCATCACCTTCTTTTAGATGAACTTGATATTCATAGTCTGGTGTGGCGCAACCCGCGAGCAACAATAAAAATAAATATTTTTTCATTTTTACTTATTGGAAAGTTTGAACACTGACCAAAATCCCAAAATACTTGGAACCCAAAGGCCAACATAAATACCAGCTTCTTTTGATTCACCGAACCAAAGAAGCACACTTGCTGTTAAACTTGCAACACTTGCAACTAAAAAAGTTATATCTGCTTTGCTCATATACTTAATTTAATATAATTTGAAATTTTATGCAAGAACTTTCTCGCAAGAAGTTTCTATTGCACATATTGCTTCGTCCTTGTATTTTAATTCTATATCATAATCAACATTGAATGAAATACTTTTGAGTGGGGTGGCAGTCGGCATATCTGCATGACTACGAGGATTTGGTTTTTCAGGATGTGATTCTGAGTAATGAAATAAAGGCTTAAAATATCCTTTACGCATCCATGTTCGGTAGCACAATCTGTGAGCTTGATCTTCTGTAAAACCGTCAGGCAAGCATTTGTGATGTAAATTGTCGTAGGTAACGGGTATCTGAAAGTTTTCTACAAGCAACTTGGGAGTCCAAATACCTTTGTCCTCATTTTCTACAACAAGGCGAGAACGTACAGACTCATCGCACTTGGCAAGGTTAGCCATGAAACGAGCAGCAATCTCTGAGGGTTCTCCTCTGGAATTGTTGACATGAATATTAATGGGGCAACGATAATCACGGTATGCACCAAGCATATCCATAAGCCAACCATGATGATTAAGTTCTTTGATGGTCTTGGTAACATTCTGTTTACCTTCGCTTGCAAGAACATTGAATTGATCTGGATGACAAGAAATGCGAATTTTGTTTTCGCGAATAACTTTAGCACAATCATCAAGTGCCTCCATAATCATGTTATAGTGTGGATATTCTTCAAAATCTAATTCTGCAACATCATAGGTCAACAAAGGAAACAGTGCTGAACTAACACGATAACCCCAACCTCTTGAAGCACATTGCTCAAGGATTTTGTGTGTTACGCGAATATTGTTGAGGGTACGCTCAGATACAGTTTTAACAGCTTCTTCACGGGGAAGTTTTGAGAATCGCGCCCAAGTCATTGTTTGAAACTTGTGACCCTCAGAAGCTAATGATTTAGATATACAACAAAGATTGTAAGACATGGACTTTTTATACAATGGTTTGAGATTTAAGTCAATCCTCAACTCCAATCATTTCTTCAACTTGGCAACCGTCCCAAGTATAAACATTGTCAAACTCTTTTGTGATTTTTCTTTTATGTAAATTCATTTGTGCATAATGAATCTTGCCCATTGTGCCTATAAGAGTGTCAATGTCTTTGATCGCAACCATAGCCCCGCGCCCATCTGCACATTTTAAAATGATGTGAGTTGCGCCCTTTGGGGGGCGCGGCAACTTAACATCATTTATAATTTTATATGATTTCTTTTTAAACGGCATATTCAAAAAATTTAAATTAAAAAAAAATTAATCCCCAAAAAAAACATTAAAGGAGGTTGCTAGGAGAAAACTAATAAACCCCTAACAACCCCCAAAGGTATTAGTTATTCTTCAGGTTGTCAAGCATATCCTTTTGGGCTTGCTTGTATCCTGCGTCCCAACCATTACCAAACGATTCAGAATCACTGGTATCACCAGAATCATCCCAGTCATCTTCATCGTATTCTCCGTAGATACCGTCATCTAACGGACGTTCAATGGATTCGTGAAGTGCAATCACTTTATACTTTGCAGTACGCAGTTTTTGACAACTACAATCCAATGGAACACTGACCACATCAGTTGGGTCAATCTCCACACGCAACAAATGTCCACCATTTGAAGCGTACCCCTTGGCATATTCATACGACCCCGCATGAAAACCATAGCTGCAACCGATGTTTGCATCGTCGCAAACACTATTGCGAACCATACTCAAGGTCTGACCAATCGAGTTGTCAAACTTGCCAGTATGAAAGTCCTTAAAATCTTTCGTAACACCCTTGTAAGCGACGAAATTGCCGTTTGGGGTGATGGGCATACTCTTATGTTCCAAGAACGTGTATAGTTCATTCACAGCGCGGCGGGATGGGTTTGCCATGAGCTTGCCCAAAAATCGCACCAGTGGTTTAAAGGGTAGCCCCTGACGCATGAAGCTAAGAATCTTATCAACAACTGTGTTGTGGATTGGTTCGTCTTGGAAGAACACTGTCCCTTCCCTGACGCTTATCCCAGATTCATCGTCAACATAATCTGCGACTGCTTTGGAAACGTCGAATAGATTTTCAAGACGATCATATTCTTCGTTGTTAAGCGCATCAATCGCTTGTGTCCATGCAGGATGGTCTTTCTGCATTGTCATTGCCTTGCCGTCTACCACCACGGTTAGACTTTCTTCAGTTAAGATGTACGGTATCTTCATAGTTCTTATAGTCTAATTTAGTTTAAAAATTAAGTCAATACTTTTTTTCGATTTAATATATATTTCTTTGCAGCTTCAGACAGTGATTCAAAGAGTATTATATTCTTATCATAACACCTTACACAAAGATAATCATATTCATTCATTAGTGTGTCCACCAGAGTATATAATTACTGGGGTAGGGATTACCAGTAGCTTCATTTATCTGAGATTCATTAATAAAAACTTTTTTAATTTTTAGATCACACATATCTCTCCATTCTTCGGGTTCTCTAGCTCCGAAACAACTTGTTACAAGCAAAGACCCATCTTCAGCTAAAATATCAATAATCTTTTTGTAAAACTTTTTATGAAACTGCCAATCTAAATCCTTCCATAATATGCTAGGCTGTTTAGATAAAAACTTGCTAGGTGCTTCTTCTGAATTATACCAAGGAGGACTGCACACCACTAAATCATATTTTTCACTAACATTGTCTAATCCATCAGATTGAATAAAATCATCATATTCTTTTGACAAATCTTGGATGTCTGAAAAAGTCATAGTTTCTACCAACGAGCTTTCGAGTAAAGTTTTTCCTATAATTCCGCACCCGCAACAAACCTCTAACGCCTTTTTTTTGTTACCGATATTTTCCCTTACGATATTTACTATTTTGTCTTTGTAGTAGATGCCACCTAAAAGGTTTTTCATATTAGTCATCATAACCACATCCATCGGTATGTCCAGCGGTCATCGCTTTGTAGAGTCCACCTTTAACTACGTCATTCTTGCGCGTGGCTTGATCTGCTGAAAACTTCAAAAGCGCATGAAATCGACTTTTGTTTGTTGGGCCTACGGGGGTTTCTTTTTCACCTTCTAACTCAAACGCGAGCTTCACGGCATCCACAACGGCATCCACGGCATCAATAGGCCAAGCATCAAGGTCAAGGTCGCCACTGACGGTACAGGTGTTGTGACGAGTCCACATCGTGCCATCGCCTCCAAAATTGATACGCATGGTTGGTATGTATGACCAATGGTTTGATGACGTTGCTTTCTTCTCCGACCCTTTGAAGTGAATCGTGATAAAGGGTAGGTCGTATTGCATCTGCTGCATCCTTACCGTAGCGCAATCCATTGGAAAGCTGGCGGTTGTGGTTTTGGGAATTACGCACTGTGGCTCAAGTATGCCAAGGGCTACGAAATGCTTCACCCTGCTGTTGGATTCCCATATTAGTTTGTAATGTCCGTTGCTCATAATTTTTAATTAATTTAATTATTCGTCAGAAGAAGGATCATCTTCTTTATCAATTAGTTTCTTTTTTTCTTTCTTCCAATGATTCTTAGTTTTGTGCTTTTTACACATTTCATTCCACCAATCTTCATCAGAACTTTTTACTGGGTTTTTGTTTTTAAGTGTTGGTATATAATTGGCTGATGTGTTTACAGACCTGTGATTGTTATTGTTAGGCATCTTTCTTTTTCGCTTTCTTTTTGGGTGCAGCGTCACGCACCTTTTTCTTCCAATCTGCCTTTGAGCAGAATTTCCAACCATTGTCAAGTAGTTCCTTGATGCCTTGGATTTCGTGCGCTTTTTTATCGGGAACGCGCACATACTTTGTTCCGTTTTTATTCTTTAAAGTTTTCATTTTTAATCTTCTGTATTTAAAAGTGGATATTGTAAATCTGCTGTGGGCGGGACATCATCCTCCGCATCTTTTAGTGTATCGTATGGGCCTTGGGCGAACCCTTCATCGTCAACGATCCAATAACCACTTGACCTTTCAACAATCTCATATTCCTTCATGTGTTTTATTCTCTCTCAATTTAAAAATTAAGTCAAGTCCCATTCTTGCAATGCTTGATCTAATGCCTGTTCAAATGTCGTGCTGTGAGCATTTGCTTCTGCTGCAATGTTCATCGCGCTCCACATTACTTCTGCTTCCAGACCCCAAGGGCGAGCTTTTTCGAGTGCTTGATGACATAACTGTGCCTGTATTGGTCTTGGGCTATTAGGATTAGTTTCCATTGTTCTATTTTTTAAAAGTTGTTAGTAGCCATTTTCCACTTGACGCATGAAAATGCTCATACTTTTTTAGTTTAAGTATGGTGAAGTTCATTGCTTTACCCCTTGCTTCATACGCTTTACGAGCCGCATTTTCATTAGCAAATTTACCTTCCGTAAGCTCCCAACGCTCATGTCCATCATAGTTGTATTTAACTTTTATATAGTATTGGCTTTTCATCGTTCTATCTTTTCAAAGTGTTTATCTACAATGTCAAGAACACCTTCTTGCATCTCTTCAAAATATCCACCTATTGTTGGGTAAATAGATTCCAGATACCTACAATGCTCCTTCACATCTTCGTGGATGTCTGCTTTAACGTCAAGTATTTTGTATCCCATATTTAATCCTCCATGAGTCGGTGTAGCTGGTCGCGCAAGCGGAGGAATTCTTCATCAGACAAATCCATCTCTTCCGCGATTTCATCGCCTACCATTGCCATTGCAAGGCGAGCCATTTCTAAATAAGCGATTGTATCATCTTCAATTACGCTGATACATATTTCTTCTTGTTCGCCGTCTTTCATTACGGCATCTCCTCGATTACTTGTCCGTTATACATAGCGGCACTCTCTTGTGCTTCTTCCCAATCTTTTGCTTCTATGATGAAATGCTCACCATCCTCGATACATAGGTATTTTTTCATAATTAATTTAATTTAAATTTGTTTTTAGATTTAATAGTTTGCTTCTTTGATTTTGTCTTGGCTTTCGTAACTAAAACATTTCTCTTAGTTTTTGAGGTGTCTACTTTTCTGTTCATTTCAATTCCAATCCCATTTTAGATAATGCTTCTGTCCAGACTTTTTTCTGAGCTTCCATGATGTCATCTGCGATTTGCTCTCTCGCAAATTCAGACGTTAAGTTAGCCTGTTTGAGTCCGTAGGTTTGTAATACTGCCATTATGGCTTCTTTTTCTTTGCTCATTATATTCCTTTCCCGTAAGGGATTGCCTCTATTCTTTCGATTTCTTTCACAAGATTACCGATGTGATATTCTTTAATGGCTTCGTTCTTTTCTTCTTTAGAATCAAACTCTTTGTAGAGGTGGATTGTTTCAAGATGCAAGTCACTTTTATCAAGCCCTTGGGCTTCGATAGTCTCTAGTGGAGATGTACGCCCACTCCACTTATGAGCTAAATTATTATACGGATTCGTGAGTTGCTTCCATACTCTCTCCTCCATGATTGCTTTAGCTTGCCACCAGTTTTTAGAACGATGCTTCCAAGCGTGAGCTTCCCAAAGCATATACTTACCAGCACTTTGCCAGTATTCGTGACAATTAGGTTGAAAAGGGTAGTTGCCATAACTGTCATCAAAGTAAAGACCATACCCATCAAAATCATAACGTGGACTCCACCAATCATTACAATTAAAGTCACACTGTTCAGTAAGGCCAAGTCTAGCTCCAAAAAATTGATGCTTTTTTCTGGCTGGGCCAAGAGTTCTGTCATTGTCGGTTTGATAGTCGTAGCCCTCAAAAGATACAACCCATTCACCAAGTCTCATGTACAGCAACTCAGATTCATCTATGCGGAAAGCGGGGATTCCTGTTTCAACGTACTTCATATTTTCTTTGTACAGCGGTTTAAAATTTGAGTCAACAACTTTTCTTAATTAATTTATTAATAAGAATTGCAACAGTAGATGGGGAGATACCAAACCCATGAACGCCCGATTTTTCTCGCACAATTTTATCTAAATCTTTTACAAAATTATTAATTACCTTATCTTTGTTTCTTGCGTTAGATATTTTTTTCATAATTGGTGACTCATCAGAACATAAATCATAACCATAAATTTTTCTAAACTCGTCAAGTGATTTATAGGCGAGATAAGTTTTGTAAAAAGGCTTCTTAGTCGCTTTAATCCATTCCCACATAGCTTCTTTATCATTTTTTATGTCAGGTGCTTCCGCATGACATTCATAGCATAGAAGAACTAAATTAGATGGCTCATCTGTTCCACCGAACTGCCTAGCTTGGATATGACATCTTTCTATACTTTTCTCTGTACTTGCACACCTCCAGCATCTAAATCTTAAATTTTTAGAAGCAATTTTAAGCTCTTTTAACCTGCTCCAATCTGGAGTTTTATCATCACAAACTAAACCTTGTTCTTTTAATAAATCATTCACACAAACAAAATCTTCTTGCTTGTTCCCGTTGGCATCTGATAGCTTTATCTTTTTGCTTTTGTCAATAATTGAATCAGCCCAATCTACACCCATATCTGCCTCGTTAGCATTACTATTCCAGTAATCTACAATCTCAAGACAGGTAGTTTTTATTGGTTTGTATGGCATAGTTTTTTAATTAATTTAAAATTGATAGCAAATTAAAAGGGGGCGGCTCGCAAAGTGGGAGCAAGCCAACCCCCGATCATCGAACGACAGTCCATTAAACGTCCGATGAATTACATACATCAACAATGTTGACGTAATTAACTAGATCGTCACGGCACTCATCCATTCGCCATTTCCAGCTAAATTCTATGTGCTTGAGCATAGAGTAGCGGCGATTGCAGTCCTCTGCATCCTCAGTAACCATGACGGTTGGTTTTGTGCCCTTGAAGTCAAGCTCAACGCCCAATTCTTCGCCAAGGGTACGGATTCCATCGAGCTTATCACAGATGGAGTCATGGCGCATATCGCGGATATTCTCCAACAAGGTTTTCATTTCACCCTTAACCAAGCTGGCGACAAAGGCATCGTCGCTACGAATCTCTCTCTTGAGCCACTTATACTCAGCGCAAGCATCGGTAGCCTCTCGACGGTCAACATACTGCTGCACCAGTTTTTGAGCCTCTACTTGCTCCTTGAGCGTGTTTTTCGCCCAATCCCAGAGGTTAGTCCAGTTGTCACTGTCCTTGACCTTACCGAGCGATTTGGAGTTGATTTTGAACCCAAAAACTTTAGGAACCGAAACCCCAGTAACTTTTGCTATATCCTCAAGGAATCGGCCAAGGCGATGAGGTTCAATCTGACCACTACTGGAAAAGTTAACCTTACTGGCATCTGCATTGATGTAAAAACGGTCAAGCTCAACATAAATACCACTATCATTGTCAATATCAATTTGAGCAGTATCCCAAACAACAGACTTCGCATCATTCCAACTACGATTCTTGATCTTGTCCTTGTTTAGCACAAACTCTTTGGTCGAGTGCTTGGGAGATTTTTGTGATCCACCAGTGTTTCCACCACGATTTTGAGCGTAGCCAAACTCATGCAAAGGACGCTTTTCCAACTCGGAAAGTTTAAGCATCTTACAATCAAGACCTTCATCTTTGAGAAGTTTTCGGGTCTTTGTATTATTCTTGAATTTGGAAGTTGGGCGACTATCCAAGAAGTCAATCAGATACACCTTTTTATTCTCATTCTCAAGCAAGTTGAGAACTCTACCCATAACCCCACGACGATGCCCAAGGTCATTTTCAATGATTACGGTATTTTTGTAGCAGTTAATCCAATTTTCTTCTTCAATCTTGAATTTAGACGAGCGATAACCCTTTTTAAATCCATGTAACTGAACTTTTTCTTCGTCATCAACCCTGTTGATGTGATGAACGCTGATGGTATTGTCACCAATGACTTTACCGTTCCACTCCAGCTTGTCCTTGAGGACATTGCGGAGGGTGTATAGGCGACTTGTGGTATCAAATACTGAACCCCACAACTGTTTTGCGGCAAACATTGTTTTCGCACCATCGAACTCTTTTTCAATAGTTGCAGTCATCTCCTCTTTGACCAAGCGCAACTTGCTAATGATATTCTTGCGAGTATAGTCAGTGTATTGCAGATTCTCACGGGATGCAGCAATTTCCACATCACCAATCGTCATGTCAAGAACAAGAGAGTCACTGATAAACTGACCCAATCCTTCATCTTCTTCAGCTTGGCTCATATTAAGTTTCTTACGATCAAGTGGGTATCCAATGTTCCCCATTACAATGATAGCATCGCCAGTGTAATAACGATTCGCAGCGTGATTGTCCAGATAACGCCAACCATTACCCTCAAACATAACTTCATAATCTTCATAATCATACTTGGAAGTTGGGCCATTTTTTAATTCAGGACGAACCTTGAACCATTTGAATAAACTTTTGGATTTACTCCAAAACTCATCAACGTCCTCATATTTTACGGGTACAACAATTTCAATACCATTTTCTTCTGTGGTTTTCTGAGTATCAATCTTGGAAATTTGCCCCACTTGAGACGGATCAATAAAAGCATTGTAAATATGCTTCGTGCCATCAATATAAGAGTTGATTACAAAGTTATCACCGTATGCAAACGCAGACTTGGAACCAATGCCCAGCATACCTGTAACATCATTGCTGTTACGCTTGGTGGATTCCCCATAAAAAGCATACACGTTTTGAATCTCATCTTCATTCAAAGCAGGGCCGAAGTCACGAACCTTGAACTCCAATTTTAGTTGGGTAGGAAGTGTGACTTCAATCGGACGATCTGCACATCCTGCTTCTACTTGGGCATCATAAGCATTACAAGCATACTCACGAATAACTGCCCCAACCTTATCAGAGTAAAGTTGGTCGCGGAGGATTCCAAGAACGTGATGCAAGCCACTGGACTTGATCCCGAACTTGACTGTTTCAGTGATTCCGTTTGATTGTACGGACTTCTTAGATTTTAATTGTGGTTTCATAATGGACTGTTTCGTTTAACTGTGACCACATCCTATACTCGTTTGAAAAACGAGTCAAATACTTTTTTAATCTTTTTTTGGAAGGGTAATTTTAAATTAATAATTAATCATCACTCCAAAAAGAACGCTCTACTATCTGCACGGGAGCAATCATTACTGAGACGTTAAACTGCTTCATCAGTTTTTTTGCATCCTTTTTAGTTTTACAGAAACCCATCGTACTCCAGCCATACTGGGTTCTTTGTTGAACTTCATAAAATTTATTTTTCATAGTAATACTTACACTTAAAATGGCAGACAAGCAGGGACTTGAACCCTGAACCCTCTGCTTAGAAGGCAGATGCTCTATCCAGTTGAGCTACTTGTCCATAACTTTATATCCATGATGTTCTAAAACATCTTTGCATAAATTAATAAACTCACCAGTTAACATATCGCCTTTAGCTTGGTTTGCTTCTCTGCAAGTAACCCCAAGATTATTTAAATCATTAGTGCCACCCTTTGACCTTGGAACTATATGGTCAAGGTGATAATCGGATGTCTGTTTCAAATCTATTTCGCGCCCAGTTAAATAACACTTAGCTTTTTCAGGTTCTACTTGTATTTTATTTAGAACATCTTTGGAGTAAAAGTTTTTTTTGTAATTTCCCATTTGTTTTACCCTATTCATCTTTATGTCGTTTGAACTTCCTTTATATTTGAATCTAACCATCTTTCCTTTAAAGTTTCTTCGCCAGTTTTTAATAGATACTTTTCTAGCTCTTTTGTTGGTTGAAGTTTTTGCATTTTTAAAAACAGATATTTTTTTAGAAAGAATAACAGCAACATTATTTTTTCTATAATATTTACCCCGTTTTAATAGATTCTCTGCATAAGCCTTGTTACAATAATAAGATATTGTGCTTTTACTACAATTAAGTTTTTGTTGTATTTGTTTATAAGTTTTTCCTTCAGCCCTAAGTTGTAAGACTTTTTTCTTTAGTTTTCTTTTTTGTGTACTACTCATTTATTTAAGCCAGACATCCCAGATATTTTCTTCTTTGCAATTCCATTCCATAAACTCTGCTATCTCAGTAAAAGAAATTTCTGTTCTTAAATTATTAGGTTTTCTTTTTTTATTTAAAACTTTATTTAAAATAGAATCTACCTTAGAACTGCTTCCGTCTATGTGGTCAATACTATCCTCGAAACTTTTCCAATATTTATCTATTCCAACCAGCATAACCTCCTCACCAAGATCATGCTCTCTTTCAGCTACACTCATTCCAAGTATGCCTGTTTTAAATCTAATTTGTAAAAGTTTGCCACCCCTCATTATACAATCCCATTGCGTCTCAGAGAACCTACTAACAGAATCAATAGTTCTACCTCGCATTTTTTTGTAATGAGTTTTATCTCCAATTTCAAGCATAAGTTTTTATGTCTTGTTTCATCATATAACTTACTTTGTTTAAAGCGATTGTTTCTAATTGTCTTATTCTCTCGCGTGTAAGATTAAGTTCTGATCCAACTTCTTCAAGTGTCATTGGATCACAATTATTTAAACCAAACCTTTTCACAATAATTACCTTTTCTCTTTCGGGTAGCCTAGATAAATAACTATTAATTAATATAGTATTATCAGCATCCTCACATTCTTTTGATGGTGCTAATTGTTTATAGTCTATCATCATATCTAACTTGGAAGTAGAATCATCTTCTTCAATCACCGGAGTATCAACAGATAATTCAGTATAGGTATTATTTAATGCGTTAAATGCGATAGCTTCTGAGACTTTGAATCTTCTTCTGATTATTTTTTTACTAGGCTTATAATTAAATCTGGATTCAAATTCTTGTATATATTTTTTAATTTCTGCTAATCTTTGTTGCAAGCCAACAGGAAGTCTAACGGTTCTACCTTTATTTTGAAAAGCTCTCAAAATGCCTTGCTTGATCCAAAAAGATGCAAATGTCGAAAACTTAACGCCTCTATCAACATCATATTTTTCAACACCTTTGGCTAACCCAAGCATTCCTTCACTAACAATATCTTCGTAGCAAAAAGAAAAATGAGCATTATACTGACGGGCAATCTTCATAACTAGCTTTATATTTGCGCCTAAAAACTTGTCTTTGGCTTCAGTTATTAATTTTTTGTTACCACTTTTTAAATATTGTCCGTATTTTTTTTCTTCTTCCTTTGTTAATAAAGGTGGTAAATTGTCTTCTGAATATATTAAACTATCTTCCATATTTTTATTTATCTTTAAGTTGTTTTTTGTGATGCTGATTAACTTTTTTATCAAGTATATTATAGAAATCTGTTAAACTAAATTCATCCCCTTTATGAAGGGCATCATTTATTGATGATCTATTAAATTTAATTGTGTATTTGTATGGAGTCTTGCGTTCTTTTTCGTATATTTTGTATTTAGAAATCATGGTATCAGACTCAGTAGAAATATCTACATCAATCATAGTGTGCCTCCAAACTTTTTTACTTCTTTTTTAAAACCGCGAATCTTCTTGGCTTGTTTTTCAAAACCATGTTCTTGGTATTTGTTAGCTTTTCTATCAAGAAGGTCTAGCATAGCTGACATAAGAAATTTATCCAGTATTCTTTTTAATTTAGTTCTGTCCATTTTAAGCGATAAGTGTTTCAATTTGTTCCATGCTTTCTTTTACATGGAGGTAATTTTTGTTGACGCTGCCCCCCAGCGTAATTTGGGTTGAAGATTCTGCTCCAAATTGGTTTGCAGCATCCTGTACAGTGGTAATGTCACCTATATTTAAAACAACAGGACTTCCCGATGTTTTTGTTAGTTTGATAAATTTACTCATGGGCCTTATTAAGCCATGAATTAAAAAAGAAGTCAAGCTAAATTATTTAGGAGGATCGAGAAAATCATAGTCTCCATCATCCCATCCTTCATCTTCATCCATTTCCTCGTCATCTTCATCACCTTTATCTTCATCACTTATATTACTTATCCAAGAATCAAAATCATTATCATTAACATCTTGTGGATCAAATGTTATCTTATAGCCAGTATCTTTGTCTATAACTAAAATAGTTATAGGCTCTTTTGTCTTGCTGGTAATTTTTTTAAAATATTTAAATAAACAACTATAACAAAGAATTACATCAAATGTAAAATCCTCATCGTCAGAAAAATCATTCTCACCAGCAGGTATGTAAAAATAAACTATCTTTTTTGAATTAAAAAGAGTTTGATAATCTTCCTTGTTATATTTAATTCCACAATCGTCGCACTCTATGAAAGGTGAGCCTACATCTCTTGGATAAATGACATACGCTTTATGCACCCTTTATTTGGTGACAAAAGTTTCCACCTTGTTCAAAAAGAAACGAGTAAAATCTCTTTTATCAATAACTTTTAAATCTTTACGGTTTGGTTTTTTTGAACCTTGAACGCAAACACGCTCAACTTCAACAGAACCATCTTTATTTTCAATAATATTTATTTGATACTTCTTCATTTTCAATAATAATTTTTTTATTCTTCTCTGTCAAGATATTTTTTAAACATCTTAGCAGTAACAAACATTCCTGCATTTTGAAAAAGAAAACTCGTTAAGCATATAAAACTTTCTTCATCATTAGATTCGTCTTTTTCACAAAATGCACTTAATTGAGGAGATAGTATTAAGTCTTCACCATCACCATCGGTTACAAATTCTTTATACTTGCCACTCATATAAGCCTCTAAAGCTCTAGTCATAGCTTCGATTGCCATGTCTCCAATTTTTTCATAATTATCTGTTTCAAGATTTACGAAATAAGCCCAGTTTTCTGACTCTACTCTAAATGTTTTAGTAGTCATATCACTACTTTATTTTAACTAAAAAATAGTAATTCGTCAATAAAAAACCCGCTTTGCAGCGGGGGTGATTATTTAATTTATTTAAATATAAAGAGAAATTTACTTCTTCTTTTTCTTCAACGAATCTAGTTGATTTTCAACAGAAGCCTTTACCCAAGGTATTGTGACACTTGCTCCATCTGTCGAGGCGTTAACGCCCAACATCCCATTTTTGTTAGCGTTGGGGCCAACAGTCATTGTCGAGGTACATCCTGTTAAAACAAGAACTCCGATTGCGCTTAGTGCGATTAGTGTTTTCATATATATAATCTCTTAACGAGTTCATTACTATACGTTTTTACTTATCAGAAGTCAAATTTTTTATTTCTTTTTTTAACTTAATTATTTCACGCCTCAAGGTTTGTTCACAATTATAACCTCTTTGACAATATTTTCGCAATTTTTGCATAGCAGGGATGTAATCATTTTTAAAACTTATCATTCCAGAATTTTCTAAAGACTTTAAAAAAATTTGACCGTCATCAAAAGTTCCACGAAAAATTTCTGTTTCCTTATCTTTAATTACCCATTGAGACGGACTTGCTCTATGATCCCAATATTTTTTCATTGTAATTTTCATAAATTAAAATTGCTAAAGCTATATCTTCCAAAGCCACTCCAGTGGAATCAAAAACCGAAAGACCGTCATAAAGATTCATTGATTTATGGTCTTTCAATAGCCTTTTAAGGCTTGTCACTTCTAACTTAGGCCACTCATTGTATTGTAGCTCTCCAGAGTGAAGTGCTTGCACTGGATCATCACAGATAATGTTAACTGCCCCGTCGATAACATTAGTCATTAACTCTCGTTTGCCTTTTGCATCTGCACCAACTGCATTAATGTGACAATGTTCTTTAAGATCAAGCACATCAATATAGGCTTCAGTTGAGGGAGTTAGTGTGGTTATCAAATCAGCTTCTTTAACTGCGTCTTTTATATTTTTATGAAATAAAAATTTCTGAGGACTTGAATCAGCAGATGATGAGTCTGACCTTATACAACTCTCAATAAAGTAATGGTATTGCTTTTTTGTGTAATTTTTATCGTAAAGATGTATTTCCTCTAAATCATAAAACAAGTGAGAGTAAGCTCGATAATGATAGATAGCCTGTTTCCCACAGCCAATAAAAGCAGCACTCTTTATATTATTTGGCATACAATGTCTTGCAGCAATAGCAGAAGTAGCAGCAGTTCTATATGCCGTAAGATTTGTGCAATCCATAGCTATTAAGGGCTTGCCAGTCTCCCTGTCGTTAAGAATTAGTACCCCAATAGTTGTGGGCAGCGAGACTTGATAATTATTTGGGAATACACCAATCCACTTTATTGAGGCATACTTTTTAAGTGCTGCTGGCATGGCTCTAAAATCTCCATCATCACCATCAAGATAAATTTTTGGAACCATATCCGCTGTTGGATCAGTAAAAGCAGACTCGATTGACTCTATTATTTTATCCCAATTTTTATGCAAGATATTTTTTACGCCAAAGTCATTTAAATATTTCATGCTACCCATTCCCTCCACATGTTCTTTATTACAAATTTTAAGTTTTTCCACTCTTTCAATCTTCTTATAGTGTATGGAAGCCATTGATGACCAAATGGCACATATATTCTAACTTTTTTACCTTCATCTTTCCACCTCTTTTGTAAATCTCTTCGTATTCCATAAAGAAACTCATACTCAAAATTATTTGAATGCAAAAGCATATCAGCTATATCAATCAATAATTCTTCATCATGGGTTCCAATAGCTGTTTTATTTGCATGAATCATGTTCGCAGCATAGTGGAAGAAGGCGCATTCAATGTCTAGTGGGTCTTGAAATGCGATAAGTGAATTTTCTTTATAAGCTCCTTTTACTATCCTAACAGAAACATTATTTTTTTTTAACAACCTTAAATCTTCCTTACTTCTGTGGAGGTTAGCCTGTATTGCCACTCCTACATTATTAAATTTTTTATTTAAAGATAATGCTTGATTGATTGTCATTTGCGTAATAGAGGAGTCCTCCATGTCCAAACGTATCGTATGCCCAAAGGTTTTTGCCAAATTAGCTAGTGATGATAGAGAGCTATAAGAAAAAAGTGGATGAAGTTTTATTCCAAGTTGTGAAGGCTTAATTGATACATCAATCTTTTCATCTTTATAATAATTTATTATTTCAAAATATTGAAATCGAGCTTTTAAGCAATCTTCATAACAGGAACTTGATTCCCCTAGATAATCTATTGAAACTTCATAACCTTGATCCATTAGCTCTTTTATCTTAGGTTTGGCTGAATCAAAATTGTGACCAGCAATAAACCTTTTAGCCAATGGATATAAAAGATTCATTTTAACATATCTTAGTCTTTGTGAATGTATTATTTGCCTCTAAAGACCACACAATATCGCCTCTTTTGCAACATTTGGTAGGCTTGAGTTCGATCTCGTCCTTATCGTTCATAATAAGGACTACTGAAGTATAATGCTGAAGATATTCCAGCTTTGCGGTTCTTATGCCCTTATTCTTTTCCACCTACATTATTATTTACACGAGATTTGGTGTTTTTAAGGTCAAAAAGTTCACTATTTACTTTGTTTAACTCTTTTTTCCAATAATCATTAACAAGATCAACTTGTTTTTCAAGTCTTTGATTATCAGTTTTAAACTGTTCAATAATAAGTTTTAAGTCGCGATTTTTTTGTGCTTCTTGCAAATACATCTCTGTATATCTAACTGTGCTATCATTATTTCTTTTTAGCGTGGTGTTGATAGTGTCATCCATTTGTTTAGCTAAATAAAATTGATAGCAAACTGTAATGCAAAAACAAATAGCCAAAGAAAGTAAAAATCTTTGGTAAAGAGATAGTTTATTCATGTCCAGCTAATGTAACCGTAAATGTTTAAAACAGCAATTAAAAGAGATAAGATGGCAGGAGGATAAGTTTTTTTAGCGCAACAATAATAACCCATGAAGATGTTACCAATAAACCAAACCACCCAACAGGCAGCAAGCTGATTAGCATTAAGATAATAACCAATTACAATCAGTGCCATACTGAACCATCCAATTTTTTCTAGTACCGATTCTTTTAACTTCATAGTCTTTGACTTTCTTTACTATTTGGAAATAACTTCTTCTCAGCACAATAGTAACATTTAAGAAGCTCAGGATCAATACCAAGTTTTTCTCTTACTTCTGTTATGTCTTTTTCTAAAAAATCTGTAAAATCAACCTCGGTCAAATCAGTTCCACAGCGACTACCACCCATTACGCCAGAATAAAAAACATATCTTTCTTCCTCTCCAAAATTATAACCCTCTGGATAAAGATATTTACAACAAAACATAAAAAGATTTCTTCTCCAGCGAGTCATCTTCTTTGCGCTTCCCATTGTGTACCCAATCACAAAAGCCTCGTCCTTCGGTAGTAAACCGCGCCCTAATAAAACGTGAATGCAATCATGCGTAAATAAATCTACTGCACCGCTAAAAATTTGAGAAGTTTTATATTTAGGGTTTTCTACAAGTTTTATTATTAGAGGAACATCTTCTTGGTCGAGTTTGAACTCTTCCATTTTAGCAAGAATGTCACAAAGATTATCAGAATGACTCAGGCTATTATGCCAGTTTTCAGCTAGATAATTGTTATCTTCTTCGTCAGCCATCAAAATACTTTTTACTCCAAGTCTTATGAGCTAACTTATCCATAACAGCGTCAGCTATTTCGGGTTGCTGACATATTAACCAAGCAGCAGTCCAACGCTTTTCCCACTCCTTTAGCTTTTCTTCACTGGGAAAAACCTCTGAGTTTCGCTTGTCAAATTGTGGCCTATCGTCCACCACTGGCTCAAAGTCAGGGTGAACAATGTGCTGTGCCCTTGAGGGAGAGCATCTAATACACCTTCGATGGGACAATAGTCCAAAGTAAGGCTCGTCCCACGCAATACAGTGCATGGTGATAGAGCAGTTTTGGGTAGTGACTTCACAGCCACATTTATCACACGTTTCATTAGGCATGGTTTTATATTAGAAGACTTTAAAAATAAAGTCAACAACTTTATCCTAAATAATCATTATCATCTTCAACAAAAAGAATAGTTTTCATCAACGCCCAAGTTGCCTCTGGTTCTTTGTCTGTATTTATGATAACTTCTGGGTTTCCAAGCTCAAAATCTTTAACATGATAATCTTTTCTTAAATCCCTGTTAGTTTGTAAGTATATCTCAACAACTTCATCTTCATTATTATCTCTTAGTTCGGCCCTTAAATGTTCATAAGGATTAACTAAACACATTATAACGTCAGTATCTTTTTTAACAGGAAGTCCTTTTATATTATTACTATCTTCACTTCTATAATAGATAGCAGACCAATCGCCCTTCATACCTTTTTTATTTAAATAAGTTGCAACAGCATTGGCGTTTCTGATATTTTGTTCACGACCATCTTTGTCATAATTATTATTTGAAAACATTTCCCTAAACTCATCACCGTCAATAACGAATGGGGTTTGTAAAAACTCAGCCATTTTTTTTCCGATGGTAGTTTTTCCTGAAGCTGGTTGTCCGTACAGTATATAAATCATTTTACCAAAATGGGCCAAATTCACCCCAAATAGATTCTCCTGTTATCAGGCTCCATATCAACACTCCCCCCAAATAAATAATAGCAACTATAACGGGTAAGGCTGGTATTAAGACAGCAATGCCAATGGCAATGCCAATGACAATGAGAATTGACGATAGAATATCTTTAAACATTTTTTATTATTAATTTTGTGGCTTGCTGTGTATTTCCGAAGGACGTAATTCATGTAGTTCCCATTCTTGGTCTTGAGACTCGCTACCTTCACCTTGTTTATTACTATTTTGTTCCCCTTCGTTGCCTTTTGCTTTTCCTTCTTTATTTGCTTTTTCTAATTTACCCATAAAAGGCTGACCTTTTCCTAAACCTTTCTTTATATTATCTAATTGTTCATGTAATTTTCTATTATATTTTAATTTAAAAAGCCTTGGCTCTATTCCCTCTCTCTTATAGCCAAAAATTTTAGAAACAAAATTTCCCTTTGGTGGTTCAGCAGACTGAAGTAATATTGAAATAGAGCCTTCAGACTTTGTTAACTTATTTGGCTCTTTTACAATAACCCAGTGAATTAAAATCTTTTCAGGAATATACTTTTCATTAGCTGCCCAGCCTAAAAAACTATGGATTGAACTCCAAAAAACCACGGTGAACAAACAAAAAACTGATATACAAGCTGTCTTGATATACCATTTAACATTTGATTCCGTAAGTATCCAAAAGCTTAATCCGCCAAATACCAACAGTAAAACTGGTAAAGCTATGTTCATTGATTCAATGTGGGTTTATGAAAATTGTTTGGGTGGTTTGTATTATTTGGAAAGTCAAAATTATTTAAAAGACTATCACTAATATCAATTAGTTCTACTATTTTTTCGTCTTTTTCTTTAATCTCTGCACTTCTGGAAAAAGCACCCAAAGCAAAACCGATATATAAGCAAATAACAACAACGATTATTGTTTGCTCTTGCTTATTTGGCTTGAGAAGTTTCATCCATCATCCCCGATTGCTTCAACAGGACACTCCTCTAAAGCAGTTGCACAAAGAGATTCTTGCTCCTCATTTTCTGGCTGTTTGTAAACATAAGAATATCCATCATCGTGATTGGTGAAATTATCTGGTGCTGTTTCTCTGCATAGATTGCAATCAATACATTCTTCGTCAACGTAATATTTGCCTTCTATATTATCTTGGTATTTGTCTTTTTTATTTGCCATTTTTATCTTCCTAGTGGTTTAACTAATTTAGCTGGTAGTTCGTTTATTTCTAATATTTCTCCTGAACTATCAGTTAAAAACCTAAAAGCAGTCTTTTCTTGACCAGTGGATTCAAATAATTTTTCTCTTACAACTGCTTCTTTAAAAGGTTTTATTTTTATAAGTCTTATTGTGCCTTTAACGGGAGCCTCGTCCCTTTTACTATAAACATGAACGGTAACAATATTTTCACCATTGGTTACACCGCGAAAAGAAACTCTTTCTTCGTGAAACTTTGCAATAACACCTTGTTGATCTTTTGGTAAAAAATTATTTCTTATACCAAGTGCATCATGATCTAAACTTATCAAGCTTCCTTGACCGCCTTCTCTATTATTAAAAGATACAACGTGTCCGGACGCAGCCTGAACGTACAAATCTAAATCATCTTTACTTTCTCCATGCCAAGTAAGTATCACTTCATAAATTACATTTGGGGGTCGAGATTTTGTTTTTTCTTCTTCAGTTTTTAATAAAAATAAAATTGCCACCAACATTAAAAGGCAACAGAACAAAACGTCGATAAACGGTCTGAATGAAAAAAATCTTCTCACTTTTTCTCTTCTGCTAATTTAAATTTCAAAATCATTATTTGAACTTGTAAAGGTAAACTAAATATTATACCACAGACAGTCGTGTAAAATGCAGTATTTAAACCTTCTTTTAGTCCAGCAACTATTGCTCCAATTGGAAGAGATGAATCTAAACTTCCTTTGGTTGCAAAAATTAAACCAATGATAGTGCCAAGTAAACCAAGTGAAAAAAAGTGTTCGGCAGAAAACCAGCCTAAATCAATTCTTTTTTCAAGATATTCTTTCTCTTTTACTCTTTTTAGCTTATTTTGACTCATTTTATCAGAAAGATAACAAAGCCTTCCTATATACGCAGAAACACAGACATATAATACCATGATTAGTATTGATATATGCGAAAGATCATTCTGAATTATAGCTGAAATTGCGCCTTTTGTTTCAGCAAAAAAAATGCCTGTTCCAATAACAGCATTTAATAAAAACCATTTAGTGAAAGTATTCATGGTAAGCCTGTGTTCTCCTATATGGATTACACCTTTTTTAAGCAAACCACTTATTTTATTAATTTGTATTTTTAATTATCCAGTAATATAAAGTGCTACTTCCGTACCCGTAGCCATTTGGGAGACGGCCATAATCTTTAGTTTGCAGTACGGGTGGTTTGCCCCAGCTTGTAGGAAATGGTTTCCCACTTGGACTATAATATATAGTAGGTTGAATTACGGGACAGCAACATCCTGATAAAAAAAATAAAATTAAAAATAGTTTGCCCATTTATTTGCTCCAGTTATCTTCGTCAAAGTAATCAGTATATCGCGGGTGTCCTTTTATTCTAGGGTATGTTCTTGGCCGAACACATTTGTCCATTTCGGATTGTCTTTCTTGGCATTTTTTAAAATCTTCTTCCTTTTTTATTTCTTCAAGATAAATATCAAATAGCCTATTTACTCTGGGCCTATTAGGAGCTACCCAACATGTTAATCTTAATAATATTTTAAATAAAAATAATCTCATATAATTTTCTTTGGTATTTGTTTAAATTTTACTAAATTATTTTAAAATAATTTGACTCATATTCCCACATTATTTTACTCAAATCCTCTAAAGATTCAATATTACTGTCATTTTCACACATATATTTATAAGCTTTAGTATTATCTGACCAACTTTCGCCATCCCAAAATTCAAAATTAGGTAGGTCAGACTTGTATATGCACTCTATCTCATAACCCTCTTGCATATAGATATAATCAATATTATTTTCTTTTGCATACTCAAATTCTTTTATGACTGAATATTTACCTAAATTTAAATTAGGTTTATGATAGTCCCAACAAAACTGTAAGCTTGTCATAGAACTAGAGTTATCATATTTTCTAGCTATTAAAAACCCCCTAAGAATTCCTTCATCTCGATATTCAAAAACTATTTTATTTTCTTTAAAAAGTTCCTCTCTGAAATGATTTGCATGTGAGGTATCAAAATCTCTGTGTTTAGCGTACCGCAAAAACACATCCCACATTTCATCTAGGTCACAATCATTAAAGCTTTTTATTTCAGTGGTAATACATCTATTACATCTGTTTGCGTATTTTCTCCAAGCTTTGTTGTATATAATTTGTTTGGAAGCGTTAAGTCTTGTTTGTCTTCCTTGAATCCAAGTCTCAGGCTCTTTAACGTATTCGTCAATCGCCCATCCTGTTTTAAGAGCTAAATCTTCTTCGTGAGGCTCGACATATGCATAAGCGTTATAGTACGCTAGATCATACTTGGTCATCTTCCCCAAGATATGATGGAAAAATATTTTCATTTCTTTTTCTCATCATCATCATTATAATAATACATATCTGAATCATGGTGAAATCCTGTTTCGCCTTCTTCAGCATAGAAGTATTTAGTAGAAACTTTAAATTTAGGAGTCTCAGGGTTTTGTGGAGTAAGAGATGGAAACTTCCAGATTATTCTATTATTTGGGTAGGCTGCAAATTGACCGTTGTCTAATTTTATTATGTTAAAAGATTTATGTTCATCTGGCGTTTCTGAGAAGGTGCAATTTAAATACTCAGAGTGAGACATACAATTATCTATAGTAAACAAATACATACCATCCATGAAGTTTTTATCGGGCATCCATATTTTACATTCAACACCTCTCAAAAATCTTTTCTCTATTACTGTAATATCATAAGATAAACAATCCCAATACTGCAAAAAACTTAGTGGAAGTAATTTCTTTTGGTCAACATTTGTTTTCCAAACAAATGCAGATATGGGTAGCTTATCGTAAAGTGCGCCATACTTATTTACATAAGACTCAAAATACAAAGCTCTGTTTTGAATACTTTTAGTTGTTACCCAATAACACTCTTCATATTCCCCAACCGAATCTTGTAAATCCCTAAGATACTCCTTACGAATAAAACATTTATTCATAGGTACGTTTGCTACTAAATAACTCATTTATTCTCTCCAAGCTATATCAATTAAATTATCACCAAAAAATTCTTTTGTATAGTTTATTGGTGTTTGCGGATTAAAAGCCCTACAAGTATAAATGTCCACAGAAAAAAAACATGGCTTTCTATCATCCCAAGCGTAAATGTGCATTCCGCTTTCTTTCCAGTGTACATAAGCACACCAACCATAATCGGAATCATAATTACAAAATGGAGCAGTTGCCTCTGTCATGTTTAAAACTTTAGTCATCTCACGACAGTACCTATCCATCTCTTCAGGCTTAAATGGATTATGAAGTGTGCCTTCGATAACAATTCTTTGCCGACAAATATCCGGTGCTAAATCTTTCCAGTCATTCATACATCAAACTCTTCATTCTTTAGTGCGCTTTTTCAGCTTTTCAAGATAAGCTTTGTAAATTCTATTTGCTTGAGACAGCCTCTTTTTTGTTTCGGGGTCTTTGGCGTTTTTGGCAGCAAACCTAGACCGTTGCTCCATAGCCATAGTGGCTTGGACTTTATGTTTGTGGGGTTTACCAGATTTTTCTATTATATTTACGCTTTTTCTAGCCGAATCAGCGTCTTTGAAGCCAAGACCTTTTATTGTTCCCTTTGGGTCTTCGTCAGTATAAAGATCAGAATGTTTAGATTTAGGCCGCTTTGTTCCGTCTTTTCTTTTCTCAGGAACCCTGTTTTTCGCAGCTTTTATCTGATCTGTGAAGTCTATTTCCCATTCGTAACGCATATATTTCTTTTTACACATAAATGTTTCCTCATGCTAGATATTTGTGAAAGAGTTTTGTCTGGAAAAAACTTACTTTGTAAGTCCCTGTGCGTATAATTAGCTCCATTTTCAATCAAAATAGCTCTTTCTTCATTAGTCCAGACGGGTGGTTTTTTTAATCCCCTGTGCATTTTAGCTCCGTTAACTTGTGCTATTGTTTTATTTGGGAAAAACTTAGCCTGAAGTTGTCTTTGGTCATATTTTAAATAATTTTCTTTTAAAAGCTTTATTTCTTCAGGTGTCCAAACTTGATGTTTTTGCATATGTTTATGACAACCTATTTCTTGCCTTTTGGATGTTACAGACCTCAAGCTTCTGTGTGATAAAAAGACTTGCTGAATCTCTCTGTCAGACATTTTTTTATAATTATTTTTAATTATATTAAGCTCATAGTCCTTCCATTTTATTTTTTGTAAATACTTATCTCTAGCAGCAATTGCTGACTTGACACCGTAGGCGTAATTGTTACTCATTTAATTATTTTTAATGTTAAACTTATCTACTATCTTTGACAAGTTATTTATTTCTATACCCACAATTGTTCCAACCTCATCAGTGTCCAGCGAAACCATAGACTTGTCTTTTGCACTATGGTAAAGCAAAACTGAACCCAGTTGTCCTTGACAAGGAGCTTTCCAGATATACAAAGTATCTTGCTTTTCATCATAGGTTATCCTGTTTTCGTGGTTATATTCAGTTTTATTTTTCATACTGCTTTCTCATCCTCATTAAGTAATTGTGGTGCATTCTGATATGTATTGGATGTTCAGGGCAATCACCGTTGATTAGCTCACCACCGCAGACCTCACAGTTTTCAACTTTATTTTTCTTTTTCTTTAAGTTTAACTGTTTGTGCAGCTTAACATTATAAGGGATTTTCTCTCCGAGGACTTGTTCTTCAAGCTCTTGAATGATTCTTTGGCGTTCTTCTTCGGTCATCTTAATTCTTTTTTTAATAATCTCCACCTATCACTATCAATAGCCTTTTTGCCATCATTTATTTGGTGAATCATTTCTAATACTTTTTCTATACTGTCATAAATGTAATGGTGTGGGAGCATTCCCATAATCCATAGAGGCGTTTGGCTTTTGCCTCCTTCTATAGACACAAATACGGGTTTCTTCGCTCGAACTGCGGTAACAAGCTCCTCTGCGCTGCCCCAGCTTGCTACATCTGGCAAAATGTGAGCAATAATGAAGTCAGACCTGTCAACAAGATTAAGATCATAGTTACGAACGATTTTCATTCTTTCGGCTACGTCATTGTAGTAGCCATTTACCATATCGTCAGACATTCTTTGCCGAGCGACATCATCTTCTTCGACATCTTTTACGAAAGGCTTTTTGTATGGGTTGAAGACTGTAACATTTAAAGGCTCAAGCTCTGCCTCTACATAATCTCGCCAATCTTTTCCGTCAGCGTACTGCATGTGGCCAACGAGGTATGTTCTTGTTTTTCCTAGTAAATTCATCGTACTAATTCTCTTAGCTTTGAATTCAACATTATTTCAGTTTTGTTCATAACAGATCGTGTGCTGTAAATTATTTGATTATTTTCTATCCTAATATCCTTTGCTCCACTATCATTAACCATTTTAAATTTACCTATTGGAGAATCTCTAAAAAAATCTATAGCAGATTTTAACCTTACAGCCGCACAGTAAGCAGAATTTAATATTTGAAGCTTTTTATTTTTTACTGTTGACTTATCTAACTTAAATATTTTTCTTTTCTTAATTTCTCGAATAGCGCTTGGAAGGTCTTTAGACTCTAGCCTAATCATTTTAGGGTTTGCTTTTATCCTAACGAATAAAGTTTTACGGCTACTCCTGTATATGTAGGGTAAAAAACTTAGCTTATCGGCCATGAAAAAACATAGCACTTTAAAGAAAAAAAATCAATTTACTTAATAAATCAAGTATTAAGTAAGCACACCTATACCTATTGAATCTAAGTTTTTACTAAACTTATCAAAAGGAATATCTTTATATGCTACAGATTTAAGATTATCAAAGTGGCCTTCAGCCATTATTGAAGCAACGGAGGAAATTGGAAATGCCGTAGCTCTTTGCATCGCAGAAAATTCTTTATTGTGAGTAACAATTAACTCTTTATTAAAAGATAAATTTTCACCAAGAACTTTTACTTTTATCATAACCACATCGCCCCAAGGCTGTGGTGGGCAACCTTTCTTAAAGATTTTCTCCATCTCTTCGTCACTTAGTTTTGCGTGACGAATTAAGAATCTCACAGCATCACAGTGACCCTTGTATCTAAGAGTCTTATAGGAACAGTCTCGTACCCCACGGTCTTTCATAGTGCGTATACTGTGAGATGCGCCCCCGCTTGTGTAAAATGCTTCTAAAGTTTTATCGAGGATTTCAAATTCAACATCTTCAAGCCCCTCCATCCCCTGCTCTGTTTTTATTTCCCCGTCAATTAAAACCTCACAATCATCTTTGTATTCATTTATCAGCCCATCAATAGACCAAGTACAAGCATAATTAAATGGTGGGCAAGCGTCAAAAGAACATGGCAAGCCACCAACCATCATTTCGACCTTATCGACTTGACTATTAATCTGGGAGTACCCGTGTTCTGCCAGTATATTTACCCATCCGGGGGCTAATCCTAAATCAGTCATCACAGGTTTGGTAGCTTTTTCTTTAGCGTAGTTATTTATATTTTCAGACACATCAACTCTGCCACCCAAGTCGCAATAACGAACCCCATTATCTACACACCACTTTCCAACTATTTCAGTTTGGTGATAAGGTAAACTACTAATTACTACATCAGGTTTAACTTGGGTTTCGATACCCCTACATATATCTTCTGCATCTTTTACAATAAAAAATTCATTGTTAGGGGTTTTTCCATCTTGTAAGTTTACTTTCTTGGGTATGTTATCTGCTGCGTTTGGATTCGTATCCATACCTATAACATGAAAACCAAGTTTATCCATTGCATACGCAATAGCAGTTCCCATCTTTCCGACACCTAATATTAAAGCTCTCATAGTTCTTCTATTCTTTTTGACTTATCATCAATTACAAGGTCGCAAGCGGGTTTTATATACTTTCCTTTTGAACCTGTAGACAGGTCGTGAAACTTACAACCCCAAGATTCAAGCTGTTTCCAAGTAAAATCATAATAGCAACGCCCCGCAGCTTTAGATTTATCTGAACCACCCCTAGCTGTCCAATAAATTATATGCCACCCTTCATCATATAATTTATTTATTTTAGCTATGTTTTCGGTGAGTGGCTGCGCTAAATCATACCTTCTTTTGTCTGGATAATAGCAAACAGTTTCGTCAATATCTACCAGAGCAACTTTTACATCGTCTGCCTCAAACTGCTTAGAGTCGTGGAATTCCATTTTTTGTTTACTAAAAATTAAATCGTAATTATTACTATATTGTTTATAGTTAGTGGGTCTAGGCTTACTTCCTTTACCAGACATTATTTCATTCCCTGTGGGAAGGTTAGCTTGTCAGCGTGGTTCACTGTCCAGCTTATTTCGTGAGTAACCGCTCTAAATGTTCTTGCTGCGCTTGGGAATCCATTTCCAGATTTCTTTACCCCGCCAAAGGCTAAGTGAGATTCCGCAGCAATAGAACCGCCGTTCCAATAAATCATGCCAGCATCACACTCATCTCTCATAATTCTTGCTTTTCTAAAATCATTAGTCAGAACACCAACAGCTAAACCATACTCAGTGTCGTTGTAAATGTGTATTGCGTCTTCAATAGTATCAAAAGGTATAATCGCGACATGAGGCCCAAATACTTCATTCCTTAAAAAGCCTGAATCACAATCAGTCCACTCTCTTTTGTAAACCATTGGGGTACTGTAATAAGCTCCACTTTCACCAGTGTAAATTGGATTAAGTAAAATTTCAGCTTTTGGGTCTGAAGCCACCAAGCTATTCATGAATCTTATTTTAGCAAAGCCTTGCTCATTAATAATCGGGCCATAGTATATATCTTCATTTGGTACTAGCTCTTCCCAGACCATTGCATCTGGACAGCCTGATGAGCCAAGCATGGACTTAAATGGATTTCCTGTTTTTAATTTAGAAGCTTTTTCAGCAAATCTTTTACAGAACTCATCATATATACTTCGTTGAACAATTATACGTCCAGATGAAACACATCTTTGTCCTGATAATTTAAAGGCGCTTGCGATAGAAGCTTCTACTGCCAAATCCATCTCAACGTCATCAAAAACTATACAAGCTGACTTACTACCTAATTCACATGAAGTAGTTTTATGCCATGATTCAGCAGCTACTTTACGAATATGCTGTCCGACATCAGCACTACCAGTAAAACAGATATGATCACAATTGCCCCTAACCAAAAAATTACCAGTATCACCATCGCCATGCACCAAATTAATGACTCCGCGAGGGATACCAGCTTCCGCATAAATTTGAACAGCGGCTTGAGTTGACATGGGTGCATCTTCACTTGGCTTTATTACAATAGTATTTCCTTCAACTAAAGCTGGGGCTGCGTTCCAAAACATTCCTATTGCCAGCGGAAAGTTAAAAGGAGTTACAATGGCTATTACACCTTTTGGCTTCCGAAGCATGTAGGCATCTTTGTCTTGAATTTCTGAAGATACAGCTTCACCATGACTATAACGACCAGAACCAAAAGCAAACTGTGCCATATGTAAGGCTTCATTAACTTCTGCGATGCTTTCATTGTAGTTTTTTCCTGTTTCAAGCGAAATAATTGTAGCTAATTTTTCCTTGTCTCTTTCTATTAGTTGGGCGACTTTGTTCATGTAGTCAGAACGAACAAATCGACTAACTTTTTTCCATTTTTTAAAAGCTTTTCCTGCTGACAAAAGAGCTTGGTTAACTTCAATTTGACTGCTTAAAGGAAAAGCCCCTTGAGCTTTACCTGTAGCGGGATTAATTTTTGTATACATATTAGCAGTGGCTTCCCACTCGCCATTTACATAATTCCTACCCTCAAAATCTCTCATCTTTTAATTATATTTAAATTAATATTTATTTTCTAATATTTTCAAAGTTTGTTCACAAGAACCTATTTGATGATAAGTCCCACACTCTCTTTCTACTATATCGTTAGCAATTGAATAATCATTGCCACCCTCGTAGCACTTGTCTCCAAAAAATACCATTTCTTTTTTTAAGTTTTTTGTTACCCACTTACTGGCTTGTGATTTATCTTGACCCTTGGGGTAAATATCTATACTTATCTGTCCTCCTATACAAACTTCAAGCTCAGGATAATAAGCTCTTATTTTACGTGCCATGTCCTCCCTCTCTTTATTTACATCATCCCACTTGAAATAAATATCCCTCAATTCATGAGAAGCTTCTCTGCCAACAATTGAAAAGTTTATCATTCCTGTTCGTTTTTCAATAAAATTTTTACCTTTAGTAAGAAAGTGAGAATCTCTATAAAGCTCCATTAAGAACTCTAAAAAATCAGAATCGGGGGTCCAATCATTTTTATAAACAAGCTTATCTTTTTGCCATAGTTCGTTTGCGGAGGAACAAAATACACCACTTACCCTAGAAATAATACTTGCTGGCAATTGCCTATACACCTTATCCTTATCGCTTCCAGCTACTATATAAACTGGTTTACTTTTCATCCAGTGGATAAACCTCATAGCAAAGGAAACCTCCATACCACTCATAGGTCGAGTAAGTGTGCCATCTACATCGAAAAGATATACTAATCTCTCCATACTCTATAACTGTCTTCATCGCGGTGAAATGTACTACTTTCAATAATATCGCAGTCGGTGATTGCTTCAATTTGATGCGGAACAAGTCTTTCTATGATATAACAATCACCCTCTTTTAGCTCAGTTACGTTTTGAATTGTGGTTTCTGTGTTTACAGTTATTAGTCTACATTCTCCATTGAGGATATAAAAAGTTTCATGTTTGTCAGCATGAAAATGCATACTAAATTTATGACCACGGTTTACATGTAATATTTTTCCGCAATAATTATTTTCTTCATTATTTGCAAGCCACAACTCGTATCCCCATTGTTTTGGCACTTTTTTTGGAGTTTGCTTCATAATTAATACTAATTTAAATTTTTTATTTTTTCAATATATTCATATTCTGAGAGAATAATATCTCTAGTATCTTGTAAAAATATTTTTAAATTATCAGAGTCTATCGTAAAACCTCTATTTATTATTTTTAAAAGCCTTTTGATTTCGGTTATCGCATGTAGCTTTTTAATCTTAGAGCGGTTTTCAATACACCTTTTATTTCTAACTATTTTTCTAGAATTTAAGTGGGTAAAATAGTCTGGATGACATTTCCACTTACCTTTGCAGTCTAAGTAGGACATACATATAGTGTAGTCAAAGTTTTCAAATATTTGATTTGGATTATTGAATTCATGTATGATGTCGTAAGTTTGTTCAGAACTTTTTAAAACCCTATTATTTTCCCAGCAATGTTCAACTCCAAAGCCCTTTTTCTTAAGTAGGCCAACTGCTTGATCTGCCATCTTCTTTGTGGGAAAATAAATATCAATATCACTAGGTTTTTGACCAGCAAAAAAGCTTAAGATGCTGCCACCAGATATCCAAAAGTAAATATTTAGGCTATCAAAAAGTTCAAAGTGAGAAGATAGAAAAACTTTTAACTCTTTAATCCTGTCATTCTCATAAGAGTTTATCATAGTATGAATCCAAAGTTTTGCTTTTGTGTGGCTGAATTGCCATTAAAGGTTTTATCATATGTTTTTTGCACTGATTGTCTCTAAAAAACATATCAAGTCTTTCCATTGACCAGATAAATTTTCCATCATCATAATACCTTTGATTCTTGTAGCCATTAAAATCTAAGATTTTATCAAAAAAATCCTTATGAACTGCATAGGCATGATTAAGATAACCATTAACAACACAAAGGTTTTTCTTGGTATTACGAATTACTTTATCAACAGTACAGCCTAATGTAAAAATGCTCCAAGTTTCTTTTTTGAGATCAGAGATCGCACTTTTAAGGGCTTCTAGGTCTTTATGGACAAAGAAAACATCTTCCTCAAAGATTAAAACATTATTACAATTATTTTCTTTTGCCCTGCGAATACATTCTTTATGGGATTCTCTGCATCCATCCCAATAAGGCTCTCTCAGAATTGCATCAAAAAAAATAACCCTATCTAGGATGCCCAAGTCTCTAAATTGTCTTTCCACCTTGTTTCTCTTACCTTGGCGACCCTTAACACAGATACAGTAAATTTCTTCAAAAAAATCAAATGGATTTGTGTCTTGATTCATTTTTAAATTGATTTATAAATTTCTGTTTCTTGAAAGTCTATTAAAAAGTTTTCACCTTTCATTTTTTCTCTTGCGGGACAGGTTTTTAGGTATTCGCTTGTATAATGGATCAATTCAATGTTATGTAGTTTATCGACTGCTTCATCAAAAGAGTCAAAATAAAAGGGGTAAGCTTGCCCAAGGTATTCTACTACTGCGGGTATGGGATTAATTAATAGTGGGGTTGCTCTAGCTATACATTCAATCACGGCATTATTTGCGCTAGAGTCATACATGTCTAAATATATAATATTCTTAGAGAATAATTCATCATACTTTTCATTTGAAATATTATACATTTCATCAATATTAATAAAAGGTTCTTTATACCATCTTCTTATCTCTTCTATACTTGCGTATTCATAATCAAATTCTTTTTGTCTTAATTCTGTTACAAAATTTGCTGGTTGGCTTCCCTTTTTGTATGGAAGCAGTCTTGTTTTTATATAAGAATCAGGAGTTATTGGGAGGCTATAAATTGAATTTACTTTTCTAAGCCAGTAACCTATGTTAATCAATCTTTTTTCTTCATTTTCATAAAACAAATCAAAATCAAATTGAACTTCTGGTATCTCAGTTGGGTGTAGTAATACTTCAACTTGCTTACCTGTCATTTCTCTAAGGAAAGCTGCATGGTACTCCGATAAAGCAAAAAGTCCTCTACATGTTTTTAAACTGTCCAAGAATTCTGGAGTTTGGAGCATTGTGAGTGGGCATGTTTTAGGACTAAACCACCAAGGTGGGCTTTGCGGATTGTGAAAAAAACCTACCCAATCATTTTTTATGGGAATCGTACCGTTTTGTATGTTACCCGATTTAAACCAACTAAATTCATTTTCTAAAAACCCATAAAATTCTACACCATCTTCGTTATGCAAAGAGGAGATAGAATGGATTGCGTAATTCCAACCACTTCTGTGGCTGCTAAATGTTGGTTGATTTGTTAACTTTATTTTTCCACCAGAATTGCTTTGGGTAAAAGAAGTATTTTCTTGACCCCATTCATTTACTTTTTCTTTCTTAAATGTTGTCACAGTGACCTAACATCATAGATATCAACATCAATAATATGTTTTGAATTATCTCTTTTGACTTGTAGTTGGTCTGAGCTAATACAGTCAACAACAACGCCAGTAAAGTTATTTGGTTTATTTATTACCAAAACTCTCTTACCAATCATTTTCTTGTTAATTTCAATTTTACTAGAACTCATTTATAGTTTCATTGTTTAATTTTAAAATTACTCTATCAACAGAGTTTATATTTTTTATACTATTTTTTTGATCATCAGTCAAGGATAAGGCAATAACATTATACATCCTTTTTGCTTCTTTTGCTCGTGCTTTTCTGTTGCAAGAACAACCACCACTTAGTCCAGATACAAGATTGCAATAGTCATGCATTATTTGCATGTGCATAGCTGCATCCATAGACTCAAGAACTTCTTTAAAGTGTCCTAATGTTGTTATCTCTAATGTATTTTCCATTATTGAGATACTTTCTTAATAATAAGAAATTGCAACATGGAAATCAAATATAAAATTGGTAAATAAACGAAGCCTATCTTAATACAACAAATAACACATAACCAAAAAGCTAGGCAAAAATGACATTCTAATATTTTAAAAAGAAAACTGTCACTATGTATTTTTAAAAATTGAGGGTATGTAGTGTCATAGTTCATTGAGCTATGTAAATATTCTTCATATCGGTCTACTAGTAAAAGCTTATGTAAACCAAGCAGTTTCGAGTACTCCATAAAAGCACTAGTAAGATACCATATAACTAAAACAGAGGTAATAGAACAACTAAAAAACAGTAAAATATCGTATTGAAAATTTAAGTAAATCATAGTATTTAAAACATTATATATTTAATCTAATAAAATTTTAAATTATTTTATAGGTGTGATAACTTTTCCAAAGCATAAGGACACAAAAACCCCTAGAAAGGGGCTTTTGCATTTTAAGTGTGTCTTCACTTTTCCTGAAGCCTTTGTTGATGCTGTTTTGGTCAGCGACACTATGCAATCAAGATTTCTCTTGAAACTACCTACCTTTACAGGTGCAGAAACTGTGCTTGAAAACTGCTTACAGTAGTTAACCACGACACGGCGGGGAACTCCTATAGGTATTACCTATAAGTTTTTTAATACTGGCGCATTATACCAGTGGTTGTCCCTTGATTAAGCGGTAAACCAGCCGCCACACCTACTTTTCTTCGGTTATCTTAGGTTAGTCTTAAGGATGTCTCCCCCTAAGTATTTGCTTGCCACCATTCGGTTGTAAGCTCTTCGGCAACGACTAGTTTATCGCCACCAATAAAATTAATAGAAGTACCCGCGCCACTCATAACATTGTAGTATGTTATGTTTTCTGTATTAACAGTTACAGGTTGCTCACTCGATGCATCAGTAAGCATCAAAAGCATAATTGGCTGAACTTTGGCTACAATACTCATATGTATTAATAATCTATTTTAAATTAAATGTCAAGCACCAGTACTACCAAACTTACCATCTTCTCTTTCTGTACTAGAAAGTTCGTTTACCTCTTCCCAATCAACATTATGACACTTTTCGATAATTAGTTGAGCAATCCGATCTCCTTTATTTAAAATTACAGAATTTTCTGAGTCAAAAAGGTGATTATATATTTGAAGACTTTCAGTTTCTTTAGCAAATAAAATCTCAGGTAAATTTAAATTAATTAAAACTGCCCCTACCTCTCCTCTATAATTTGAATCAATCACTCCAGCGAGAACATCAATGCCTTCTTTTACTGCTAGTCCACTCCTAGGAGCTACTCTGCCATAATATCCTTCTGGAATCTCAATCGAAATACCAGTTGAGACTACTTTTCTCTCCATAGGTTTTATAACAGTTCTTTCAACGCAAAATAAATCATACGCTGCATCACCATCTTTTGCTCTTCTTGGTGTTATTGCGTTCGGGTGTGATTTTTTGATTCTTATTTTCAAATTACTGCCCTTCCTTTATCTTCGCTCCAGTCTTTTTCTGGCCTGTCTATATCAATATTTCTGTTTCTTGCAGCTATCAAAACATAAGACATTAAGCCAGCGTCTATCATTTGCGTTATTAACGATGACACGTCTTTGGGAAAACATGTACCACCAAAGCCTCTTTTTCCGTCAGGCCCCGGAACATAAGTATGACTGTGTCCAATTCTCTTGTCTTGAGCAGCCAGATTTCGCACGTTTTCGTAGTTTATACTTTTTCTTCTACAGAAATCTTCTATCTCATTAAAGAAGGAAACTTTTGTCGCGAGAAAAGAGTTTATAACGCTTTTTGTAAGTTCAGCTTCAGTTGTAGAGCAATAAGATATAGCAACATGTTTTATTTTATTTTCTCTCTTTGCATTTATAAGCATTCTTTTTATCTTATCCTTACATTGCTGATCTTTTAGATTATTTAATCCTATGACCCAGTTTTTACAGTTTCTAACATCTTGTTGCCAATTTTTCTCAGTGAGAAACTCAGGCATAAAATTAACTCCATAAGACTCGCAAAAACCAACTGGAACAGTTGATCTTATAAAAAGGTTTTTAACCCCTATATATTTTAAATCTTCTATTACCTTTTCAACTATGCCAGTGTGACAAGCTTCTTCTTTGTCTGCTGGGGTTGGAACGCAAATAAAAACAATATCACAACGAGTTAAATCACCTAATACAGTTCCTTCTGGAACACACTTTGCAGGATTGGTATCGTATACGATTATGTTATTTTTTAAGCCACCCAGACATTGAGTTGCTTTGCCAACATAACCATTACCCACTATACCTATGTTCATGATATTTTTAGAATGCTTTTTAGATTTATTCCTAAATCTTTACATATTTCTAAACTAGAATAATCTCTTTGATAAACTTCTCCAAAAACTACATTGGATATTCCATAGGAGGCTATGGCTCTGAGACACTCATTACAAGGAAGATGCGTACACGCTAACAGGTAGCACTCGTTTGGTTTCACATACCTAAGAGCATTGATTTCTGCATGAACAACCCTCTTCCTTCTTTCATCTCTGTTATTCCAATCAATTTCTATATTAGGGGGCGCACCATTATATCCTAAGCCAGCAACACTATTATCATGGCGCAAAACAGAAGCCCCTACTTTTAGGTAGGGGTCTTCACTTCTTTTTGCAGCAACTTTAGCTAAATCTAAAGCATACTCCTCCCAAGGGGGTCTTTTATGTTCTTTTAACATTTACATTTTTGTAATACGCTTATAAACAACGGTTGGGCGACCAATGCTTGTTCTTGAGACTCCAGCCTTAGTTAGTACGCCGTCTTCAACAGCTTTATTAATTTTAAGCTGTACTGAAACATTAGATAAATTAACATTTGAATTCATTAAATGTTCCCTGAGTTGCTTGGGCGTGAACTCTTCTTCTGGCCAATTGATCTTAGTCGAAGGTCTGCCACGCTTTTTTGTGGTGGTTTGTGCAGTGTTTGTGACTTCTTCACTCATATTAATTAATAATAACTCTTTATATTTTTAAGTCAAATTTTTTTTGCTTTTTTATTTAAAACATGCATAATATAACAATGACGGTTTTAGAGGCTTCAGCAGAACTTTACGGTTGGTTTGACAATCATGATAAATTTGATTTAGAAGAAGATATTTCTAAATTACTTAAAAAACCTTCAAAATCAGACAAGGCTGCTGTAAAGTGCGCTCTCGATGAATTCGAGCATATGGAGGTTCTTAGATCAACAGAAATTTCTGGTGAAAAAATTTGGGTTCTTAAAAAAGACTTCGGAGCCTTCAACCAAGAAGTAAAACTATCCCCAAAATCTTGCCATTCAATAGCGCAATTAATTAATGCGTTTAGGGAAATTTTAGGCGTTGAAGAAGAGCAATGCGACCCTAACTCTATATCTTCCAGTGATATAGATAATTTACTTTTAATATGCTATCAACTCGTTAATGAAAAAACCCAAGAAACAGACCCTTCTAAAAATTAATGAAAAAACCTTTGTATATTGGACTCTCTGGAGTTGCTGGCAGTGGAAAAGACACATTTTTTTCATTTTTTAAATCTACTCTACAAAAGAATTTAAAAAGAGTTAAAAGATATTCATTTGGTGACTGTTTAAAGCAAGAGCTAAATCCTTGGACAACTGAAAATTATAACATTGATTCTTTAAATTGTTCTCGTGATGAAAAAGATTTTATAAGGCCATTGTTGATTGCTCACGCCGCAATCAAAAGAGAAATGACTAAAGGGCAACACTGGATTAATTGCGTGGAAGAACAAATCAAAAACGACACTGAAAAGTATGATGTAATATGCTTAACTGATGTCAGGTATAATTTTTATGAAAATGATGAGTGTGCTTGGATAAAAGAAAAAGATGGCATTATTGTTCATATCTCCAGATTTCTTTCTGATAAAGATTGTCTTCTAGAACCTAAGAATCCAGAAGAAAAAGCTCATGACCCTTTAGTAAAAAATTGTGCAGATTATGAAATTATAGTTGAAGAAAAACAAAGCAAAGAAGCGGTGCAAAAGGAAACCCTTTTTGCAGTGCAAAAGCTCTTAAAATGGATGGAGAAAAATAATAAATGGAAGATTTAGACTTAGTAAAAAATATACAAGAAAATTCTTGTGACGCGAGTTTAAAAGTCTTAATCAATAGACACTCTGCTTTGTGTTTAGATATATCAAAAAAATATACCCCCGCTTTAAATGCTTCTGGTATTTCTATGGGTGACATTTTTGATGAAAAGGATTATCTAGTATATAAATCTGCTCTTTCTTTTGATCCAGAAAAAAAAGTAAAGTTTTCTACATGGCTTGGTAATCAAGTCAGGTATCATTGCTTAAATACAATAAATGGTAATAATAAGAAATTTTCAGTTGAAAACGAAAAGATAGATTTCATGTCAGATGTGAGCATTGAATGTTCCGAGCTTCAAACAAAAGAGCAGTCAAATAATAACTTAAGAATTGAAATAGATTATATATTTGAAATATTATCCAAACTTCATGACCCAAGGATAAAAGAGGTTTTTAATCTTAGATATTTTAGTTCTGCTAAAAAAAAGCCTTGGGCAAAAATAGCAAAAGAAATGGGTATAAGCACACAAACAGCAATAAATCTACATCAAAGGGGTGTTAATATACTCAATAAAAAAATGACTAAATCAAGTGATCCTGATTTGATATGAGTAAAGACCATGCAAAAATTAGTTTACGCCCACTACTGAAAGACGAAGATGGTAAAAGGGAGACTAAAGATACTTTAAATCAAAATAAAGATTTAAAAGGAAAATTTTGCAGTAAACCTTTTGATTTTCTTGAAGTACAAGACTTAGGAGATGGTAAAGCTTTTGTTTGTTGTCCAACTTGGTTAAATGTAAGCGTAGGTAAATTAACAGAACAGTCAGTGTCAGAGGTTTTTAATTCTGAAATAAATCAAGAAATAAGAAAAAGTATTTTTGATGGCAGCTTTAAATACTGTAATAAAAAATTATGCCCAGTAATTCAAAACGACAGCCTTAAAAAAGAAGAAGATATCACTGATCCTCGTTTAAGAAAAATTATTGATAATAAACAAATAGATAATTTAACACCCTTTACTTATAACCTGTGTTATGATCCTTCTTGTAATTTGTCGTGTCCAAGTTGTAGAATCAATAAAGTTTATATAACTGAAGGTCCAATATATGATAGAAAAATTTTAATACAAGAAAAGATTATAAATGAAGTTTTTGGTAAACCTCATGACAGAGAATGTTATGTAAATGTTACTGGATCAGGTGACCCATTTGGTTCAAAAATATTTAGAGATTTACTATTTGACATAGATGGGTCTAAATATCCAAATGTTAAAATAAATTTACAAACTAACGGAGTTATGTTTACGCCTAAGTATTGGGAATACATGAAAAAAATACATGACAATATTGGTAATATATTAATATCACTAGACGCTTCAACTCAAGAAGTATATGACATTGTTAGAAGGGGTGGTAACTGGAAATTACTTATGCGGAATTTAGAATATATTTCTAATTTACGACAAAAAAACTTTTTTCATTTCTTTAGGTTAGATTTTGTTGTTCAAAGAACAAATTATAAAGACATGCCTGAGTTTGTCAATATTTGTAAAAATCTAAAAGCAGATCAAGCTTATTTCTCATTAGTTAGCGATTGGGGTACTTGGGAAATTGAAGAATATAATAAACATGCAATTTGGAAAAAGGGGCATCAAGAATTTGATAGCTTTATGGAAGTTATGAAAAACCCTATTTTTGATGATCCCATTGTAAATCTAGGAAATGTCACAGAGTATAGAAACAATGCAACAAAATAACGAAAGGGTTTTATACACAGGTGGTACTTTTGATTTATTTCACTTTGGCCATCAAAACTTTCTAAAGCAATGTAAAAACATCGCTGACAAAGTAGTTGTAGCACTTAACATGGATGACTTTATTGAAAGGTTTAAAGGTCAACCACCTATATTAAAATACAAAGAACGAGAGCAATCTTTACGTTATTGTAAATTTGTTGACGAGGTAATTAAAAATGGAGCAGGAGAAGATAGCCGATCATGTATTTTGACAGTTAAGCCAAACATCATTGCTATAGGTGATGATTGGGCAGAAAAAGATTATTACAAGCAAATGTGTTTTGACCAGCAGTGGTTAGATGACAATCAAATAACCCTAGTCTATATTCCTTATACAAGAGGAATCAGTGCAACGGAAATTAAAAAAAGAGTTATAAACGCTCATGAAGAATAAAAAGATAGCAGTAATTTTTGCAGGTCAACCCAGACACTTTAGACATACATTTAAAAGTCATTTGGATTTTTTTAATTTGGATGGTTATGAATTTGATTTTTTTATACACGCATGGAGCGAACAACATTACAACAATAAAACAGGTACAAATTCGACTTGGGATAATCCAATCATAGAAAACATAGACGAACTCAAAAATGATTTAATAAAAATTTATAATCCAAAATCAATTATAGTTGAGTCTCAAAAGGGCTGTAAGGATTTAATAAGTGATATTAAATCATTGATTTATTTAATGAAGTCTTGTAAATGTCACACTAAACCCGATAGATTTTGGGGCGACCATAAAGACTCTATGGCTGTTCTTGACCAATGGTTAAATGGGACTCATGCAGGACAAGTGTATTCGTGGCAAAAAGCAACTAACCTAAAAATAGCTTACCAAGAAAAAAATGACATAAAATATGACGGGACAATAAAATTTAGATTAGATAATTTATTAAACTTCCACCACGACAATAAAAAGCAAGCTTTTATAGATTCAATTTGCAATCATGAAAGAGGTGGTTTTATAGACAGGGACAAAGCTGATGAGCATCGAACAAGAATGAAATTTTCATGGCAAAATAAACCTAATAAGGACTATTGGAATGTTGGAGATATGATGTTTGGAGGACCAAGTCATGTTTTTGATAAATTCATGAAAGATATTTATGTATTCTTAATAAGAAACTATTGTAAGATTATTGGAAACTTAGATGGAAAATGGTCTCATCTTGGGTCTTCAGAGGGGGTTTTGGGAAAAAAGTTAGTTTTTGATGAGATCGGTACAGGCCAGATTAACGTATCACATTTTCCTTATAGGGATTATCATGTCGATCATCCAGACCAAAGCTATAAAGCTTTATTTATTCTACGACAACAGAAGGATGAAGGACGGGTTATAGAAAGAGAGAGTAATGAATTCATTTTAAGCCAGTACAAAAAACCAAAAAACCCACGAAACAAAGATAGCGAATGAAAATTGCCGTATGCATATTTGGTCAACCAAGGTTTTTTAAAGAAAGCGCAGAGTCTTTTAGGAAGGAATTTTTTGACATGCCCAACCACGAAGTTGATGTGTTTATACATTGCTGGGATGAGGTGGGTTATACTCCAGATGATGATATAAATAGTACGAATGAAAAACGAAACAACCAAGAACTAAAAGATGAAATATGGAATGAGTACGGAGGCAATGAGGGTTACATAAAAGGCATGGTTATTGAATCGCCTGAAGACAAGTTTTATGATATAGCTGACGGACTTGGTAGTGTTATACACACGCTTAGAGATGAAAAACTGTACGAAGAAATAGATTGGCGCAAAGACATGGGTAAATTTTTACCGAAAGAAATGGAAGAAGATATCCTTGACTGCTCTACAATAAAAATTGCAAGTGGAAAAGTATTAAGATATGAAATGGGTCAGTTTTACAGCATTTCTCAAGCTGTTCAGCTGAAAGCTTTTCATGAATATAAAATGAAAAAATATGAAAATAAAAAAGATTTTAAATATGACTTAGTAGTTCGAGTAAGAACTGATTCTTTTTATGTTCCTCCCGAAATTTATGAAAATAATAAAGATAAATATTACGAGGATAAAGAAAAATATTACGGAGCGTTACATAAATATTATGGTGGCGTTGGTATAATGGGGCATGGATTAAAAATTGTTTGCGGATTAGGTAATGGTGCTGATGCCCCAAAAGGCAGAGACGATACTGGCTATTACACTGACCTTGAGTATATTGATTTTAAAAATTCTCAAATAGTTGACATGAAAAATGCTCCATATGAAAGAAAGCCAATAATAGTAGATAATCTAATTGATTCAAATGGCATGTTTAACTTTCCTTGGAAGTCTCACATAAAAGATTGGATACTTGTGTCCGACTCAGATACTGCTGACAGGGCTTGGGGTGGGATGATGAGTGCATATATCACATACGTAACAAATGACTTAGTTAGATTTATTGGCAAAAAACAAACTGGATTAATGCCGGGAGGAGAAGTTTTAAATGGTTTTGCTGGCTTAATTGGCGATGCTAAATTAATTCAAATACCAGATTACACTGAGGAAAAAGGAGCAAACAGTCGGTGGGCAGGTATACCTTTAGAAAGCAATAAAAGAAGATTATTAAAAGTTGTAAACAAGAATATTGATAAAAGAAAATACCCATTTAAGCCCAGAAAAGGAGAACAAGATTGGCAAATTCCTTATGGAGGTGGATGTATACCTCACTCGTCAGCTAAAGAAATGCTTAAAAACTTTATAGAATATGTAAGGTCAACAAGAGATTCGGGCAATCCACTTTGTAAAATCTACAGAGAAAACCTATGAAAACCGCAGCGTTTATTCCAATTAAAACTAATTCCGAAAGAGTAAAAGGGAAAAATTTTTCAAAACTTTGTGGTAAAAAATTGTATGAGCACATAATCTATAATTCCTTGGAGGCGGATTGTTTTGATTCAATTTATGTTGATACAGATAGCGAAGAAATAAAAGAGCATTGCAAAAAAGTTGGAGTTTTAACAATTGATAGAGACCCAAAGCTTACAAGGAACGATGCGAATGGAAATGACATGTTGAACTACGATCAACAAAAACATCCTGATTATGATTTGTATTTTCAATTATTCGCAACCGCTCCATTTCTCTCATCAGAAACCATATCTGAATGTGTACGTAAACTCTCAAACACACAAGAATACGACTCAATATTTACTGTAACAGAAGAGTCTGGCTGGTACTGGATGGATGGTATGCCAGTCAATTACAGGCCATCTATACTGCCTAGAAGTCAGGATGCTAAAACCTTAACTAAAGAAAGCACAGGACTTTATGGCATTTTTAAAGAATCCTTGGTAAAATATAAGTGCAGAATAGGAGCAAAACCAATCCTACACAAAATAAATCAAAATGAAGCTATAGATTTAGACACTGCAGAAGACTTCTTGAAAGCGCAAAGGCTTTGCCAAAATGAAAAATCTTGACATAGAAAACATAGAAAAAGTTTTTGAAAAAGTAATTAACAGTTCAGAGTGGAAATTACTGCAATCTTATTTTAATAAAAATAAAAATATATATTTAGCTGGTAATGGTGGCAATTCAGCCATAGCTGATCATGGAGCTATAGACATGACGCGACACACAGATAAAAATATTAACTGTGCTGGGAGTGCTGTTTTAGCTACGTCAATTATAAATGATGTAGGATATGAAAAATGGACATCACAATGGTTAAAATTTTCTTTAAGAAATAGAGATGTTTCTGATTGTATGTTTATAGGTATATCCGCTTCTGGTACATCTAAAAACCTTTTAGATGCTTTAGATTATTGTAAAGAAAAATCTGTGTGTAGTGCTCTCATAACAGCTAAACCTTTAAAGATAGAAAAGCCAAGCTCAACGATAGTAGTGCTTGGGGTAGAGTACTACCATACAGCAGAGGTTTTAAGTTTAATGTTAATGTATGAATTAATAGTTGGTTCAGGATTTGATTGTCCAAAAATAAAATAGGTATGATCATAAATGACATAAAAAACCTTTTAAGCCAATATCAGGACACGAAAATTAAGTATATACCAAACCAAGGTAATGCTGGCGACTCTTTTATTGGATTAGCTACGCTACAAGTATTTAAAGAATTAAATCTTGATTATGAAATTTGCAGACCAACTGATGTATTTGAAAATGAATTAATTTTATTTGGTGGCGGGGGTAGCTTAATTCGTAAATATCAAGGATCAAAAAAATTTTTATTAAATAATCATAAAAAAAACAAGATAATTGTTCTTCCACACTCCTTTAATGATTGCGATGATTTATTAGAAATTTTATCTAACAAAGTTATTTTAATTGCCAGAGAAAAAATCTCTTATAACTACATAAAATCTAAAGTGAATTACAAAAATAACTGTTTCTTATCTGATGATATGTCTTTTTATATTAAAGGCATAGATAAATATAAAAATCAAAGCTGTGTTGGAACATGTAATGCTTTTAGATTAGATGATGAACTTAATAGTAAAAATGAACACATAAAAGTTCCAGAAGACAACAAAGATATATCAGTAGACTTCCAACGCCCAATGTTTATGAAAAATTGGAACATCCCTGATGATGTTAATACTCAAGTAGAAAAAAACCTTAGTATTGCAACAGATAATATATTTTCTTATATTTCAAAATTTAAAAAAATTAATACAAATCGTTTGCATATTGGAATTGCTGCTGCATTAATAGGTAAAATAGTTAATTTATACCGAGGGTCTTATCATAAAATTGCTGGTATATATGATTTTTCTATAGCAAATAAATTTAACAATGTTACGTTTCAGGAATCCACAACCACACAATCACTCAATGTTAGTACTTAGTCATTTAAAAGGTGCTTTTACACCTGTTTGCAAGGCTGCTTCTAGTAGCTTAATTCTTACTCTTGCTGAAGATTGCTATAATGAAGAATACATAGAATCTGAAAAACAACTTCATGGCCATTATTATAATGGGTTAATGAGAAAAAAGATGCACACAGAGTTCGCGAAGTCACCATGCAATCCAGAAGTAAGAGAAGAAATTAAAAATTATTTTAAATTTGCATTTGTTAAAAATCCTTGGCATAGAATGGTTTCTGCTTGCCTACAGCTTAGAAGATGGATTGATAATAAGATAGTTAAAGACGACTTTAAAGGCTTGCATTTATTAAAACTTTATGATTTAATGAATAAAGATTATTCTTTTGAAAACTTTGTGCATTTTGTAAAGAACGTAGAAAGAAATCACACAGAATATGTTAATCAGCACTGGAGATCACAGGTTGGAATTTTACAAATGGATGCATTCCCTAGCTGCAAAACCACTTATGATTTTATTGGCAAGCTTGAAACAGCAGATGAAGACTGGGATTATATTGTAAAAAAATTAAATTTAAGAACAAAAAAACTAAAGCAAATGAATTCAACTAAAAATCTTAAAACCGCAGTACACGTAAAAGATAATTTGCAAAAGACCAGAGAAATTCAAATGAATGGCATATTAAAAACTGCTGTGGAGGAAGATTATGATTATAGAGATTTTTACACGAATTCTAAATTAATAGATGATGTTGGAGAGTACTTCACTAGAGACATAGAGCTACTTAAATATGAGTACGGTAAATAAAAAATATCTAAATGACCCTTATTTTCATCGCATATTAAATAGTCTTATGAATATAGAACTTACAACAGTGGCTGTGAGTGGGTATTTTGATCCATTGCATGTTGGTCATTTAGAGATGTTAGAAAGGGCTAAGTCTTTAGGCGATAAGTTAGTTGTAATAGTTAACAATGATCATCAAGCGATGCTAAAGAAGGGTAAATCTTTCATGCATCAAGATGACAGACTTAGAATAGTCAGAGCACTAGAATGCGTAGATCAAGCTTTTTTATCAGTAGACATGGATCGCACCGTGTGTAAATCACTAAGGCTCTGTTTACCTCACATATTTGCAAATGGCGGAGATCGAACCGAGGATGAAGTTCCTGAATCTAAAATTTGCAAAGAGTTTAACATAGAAATGGTGGACGGACTTGGTAAAAAAATTAGGTCATCTTCAGACTATACTGGGTTAAAATAGTGTAATAATAGGCATAAAAAAGTATGCCACATTATTATGCATGTCCATACTGCGCTCCCAGTGCAGACAACAGGTTAAGCTACAGCCGAATACACGGGGCTGAAGATAAACCTGTTTACAAATGCAAAAAATGTTATCAAGACTTTCTTCTTACTAAAGACTTCCAAAAAACCCAAAAAAGAAAAATAAAAGACGGTTAAATTATACTTTTTTAAGTATTTATTAGTTTTTCACGTTTTTTTGGAGAGGTGTAAATTATTTTAGTATAATAATTATCATGAAAACTGCACTTCTTTCTGTAATGTTTGTTTATTCTTTGGTTTTTTCTGTTTCCGCGCAAGAGAAGCCAAGCACTGCTGATCACCTTCAAAATGTTTCGGTTACTATTAGATCAGAAGGTGTTTTTTCAAATGGAGAAGGTTCAGGAGTAATTTTTACGAGAAAAGATGCAAAAGGAAACCAAGTTAATTTTGTATGGACAGCGGCTCACGTAATAGACAATTTACGAAAAACTAGAAAAACTGTAGTAAATGGCACACCAAAAACTATTGTTGAATTTAAAGACCCTATGGTTATGAAAGAGATCAGACAAAATGGTCGAACTGTAGGTCGCCTTCAGATGGACGCAGAAGTAATTAAATACAGCGACGCTGATGATGGTCATGACCTTGCTCTTTTAAAAGTCCGTAAATTTAATTTCGTAAAAGATACAGTGACTTTTCACCTTGGTGATGATATTCCCAAACTTGGCACTGAACTATTGCACGTAGGATCACTTCTTGGGTCTGCTGGCGCAAACAGCATGACTGATGGAATTTATTCTCAACACGGAAGAATATTAAAAAGCATCAACAAATTTATATTTGACCAAACCACAGTAACAGCTTTTCCGGGGTCTTCGGGTGGAGGCGTATATCTTAAAAATGATGCGAGGTATATTGGTATGCTGGTTCGTGGGGCGGGAGAAGGTTTTAATTTAATTGTCCCAGTGAGACGAATGAAAGAATATTGCGAGAAAAACAAAATTATGTGGGCTTTAGACCCCAAACTTCCTATGCCTGATGAAGATGATTTGAAAAAAATTCCAATTGAGCATGAGCCTAAAAAACAATCGCAAAAAAGTGATGTTGAAGAAGCTGCTGACGCCGAAGATGCAGAAGACCTTAAAAAATTTCCTTTTATGATTCGAATATATCCCAAATACGATAATAATCTTCCAAGCTTTTTAAATACAAGACCCCAACCATTTAAAACAATGGAAAAACACTAATTTAAGTGTAATTGTTAATATGAAAAAATTTATTGTTTTATTTATCAGCCTTTTAACTATTGGTTGTACCCTTGGAAAATGTGACTGCGGTACTGAATGCTGCGAATCTGGAAAATGTAATATTGAAACTTGCAAATGTATTTGTAAAAAATAATGAAAATCAATCAAGACAATCACGACTGGGAAATTGATTTCTTTGATGCAGAGTCTAATTCTGCTGAACGTTATGGCGGTAAAAAAAGAAGTGAACTAAAAGACAGTGACTTTATTGATCCCAAGAGAAGGTCTTTCCCCGTAATGACATGTCAAGATGTTAGTGATGCTGTAAGCGCGTGGGGTAGATACAAAGGAAGTATGACCTTTGAAGAGTTTAAATCGAAACTAACTCGAAGAGCCAAAAGTATTGGGTGTGAAGGGTCTCTTCCAGAAAAATGGAAGAAAGATTCTATGTAAGCATTTTAAGCTGTTCTGTTAACCTTCTGGTGTTTTCAAAAGATATACAACTAGCTTTTATTGTATTTGTATAATTAAAGTCCACATCTAATCTAATTCCTGATTCATACTCTTCAGGGGTTATATAGTAATCTATATAGTCCATAAGCCCCAACTGCTTCATGTATTTATAATAGGGGTCTTTTAATTCTTGCTCCACTTCTATTAGGTTGTAAAGCTTTAGGTCGCACTTAGAATAAGAGGTCAAGTATCTAATCGCTAGATTGTCACTCTTTGGAGTATCAATCAGCATGGAATTGATAATCAAATTCATAATATTATTTACACCTAATACTTGTAAAACGGGTGTAATTATATACGTGGGTGCAAAGCCAACAAAGTTAAAGCTTAACGGCCTAGAGATAGAGGTTTTTAAAACCAAAGTAAAAATATTTGATTCACATGGAGACGTATCTGACTTAGAGGCAGAAAAAATAATGCTCTATCTTTATAACGAAGGCTTCATAAATGTTCAAACAATAATGTGCGAGATAATAGAGCAATAAAATATGAAAAATATAACGTTTAATAAAGAATTAAAAGACGCAAGGGCTTGCTTCATGGAAAATGTTAGCGAGCCTTGTTTTTCTTGGAGGGCAGCGTTTAATAGTTATGTTAATTATGTTGAAACCCTCCACAATTACTGTAATAACGAACAAAACGATAGGGAACTAGCATTTGAAATTAGAACTTGCTCAGAATTACTTGAAAGAAAAAAGATAGACCCTAATAGTATAGGAACAACTTTTGCTATCTGGAAAAATTTACATTAATTAAGTGTAATTAATTATGTGAATTACCATCTGAAAAAATATATTTTAAATACCAAAAGCCAAGGAATAAGGCTTGGAATAAGGCTTAGGGTTGATGAAAGCGCATTTGATACTATAGCTTTAGTTTCTAATCCAGCTTCAGATAAAATTGCCTTAGTTAGCTTAATGACAGATGTATTTGGGGAAACATCTATAAAATCTTACCTTGTAAACAGGAAAAAATATGATTGGGCTAGGGCTGAAGGATTTGGCCTTAATGAAATGTTAGAGTTGATTAAAGAAAAAATTTTTATACAAATACCCTCAGATAAACTAGCAAATCATTTATTATGAAACTTGATGAATAAAAAACAAAAACTGAAATTAGATTATAAGATTCTTTCCCAAAGCATCAATTGGTGGGAGGAAGAGCTTAATAATCTATTGGATTTTTTTGAAAATTATGCTAGAATTAATACCCCTTTAATAAAAAGACTTAAAAAACAAAACATAAAACTTTATAATATGTTTGTTCATAGGGGGATAATTGAAATGGACACTCTAGAGAGGATAGAGAAAGAGATACAGGACTACAAAAAAAATGAGAAAAAGAAAAAAGAAGAGTAAAATGTACGTAGTTCTTTCCAAAGATAAAAATTATAGATATGGAGTTTTTCCCTTTGATAATGATGGTCTTAAAGATGCTAAAAAGTTCATAAAAGAAATGAAAGACTTAAGAAACGAAGACCTTTACATTATAGAAAAATAATATTTGACTTTTTTTAGAACAGCTAATATACTCGTATCTACATGAGTGAATCAGAAAACACAGATCAGACCAAGACCGTAACCGTAAATACAAATTATGCTCGTTTTGCAATTTTGCTTCTTGCAGCTAATTTTATGCTTACTGGTTACGCAATTGTGTCTTTAATTAATATCCAAGAAGTAACTTCGAGTGTAACTCCGACTGAAGTAAGAACTGTCACAGTGGCAAATTCTACTGAAGAAGGGGAAAAGCTCGCTCAATAAACACTAAAAACTCACAACTATTATGAGCGAAGAAAACAAACCAAAAAACAAAAAGGTTGGAGCTTTGTGGTCGCAGCAAAGCCAATCTTCAAATACTAAATATCTTAAAGGCGTTGTTGAAATTGAACACAACGGTGAAAAGATTACTAAGAGGGTAGTCGTATTTAAGAATAATCATAAGGACACCGATAGGCATCCTGATTACAATATGTACGAATCTCGTCCGATGGCCGAAAAAGCTGCCGCACCACAAGCGGATAACTCATCTGACGACGACCTTCTATAGTCTATAGTAAATAAACACAGGTCGGAAGATTAATTTCTTCCGATTTTTTTTGTATTTTTATATATTTAAACATATACTAGGATATGGATTTTTCCTTAAATATACCTATTAATTCTGTAAGTTTCGGTCAAGTTTCTACGGCTATTTTAAGAGAAATTTATCATAAAGATTTACAACCTTGTATTTTCCCTATCGGTGGTAAAATTGATCTATCCACTCAAGAAGAAGATGCAGATTTTTTAAATTGGATTAATTCTTGTGCTATGAAATCATTAGATGGTCACTCTAGAAGCAACCCTATTTTTAAACTATGGCATATAAATGGCTCAATGGAGTCGTTTAGTGAAAAACAAATTCTTTATACATTTTATGAATTAGATCAGCCAACACCAGCAGAAATAAATATTGTTAAAAACAATGCTAGAGTGATTTTCTCTAGTAATGAATCTGTTCAGTCTTTCAATACTTATGGGGCTTCAAATACGACTATGATACCGCTTGGTTTTGATAGCTCTAATTTTGAAAGAAAAGATAAAAAATACTTCAATGATAACAGAATCACGTTTAATTTAGTTGGTAAGTTTGAAAAAAGAAAACACCATCAAAAAGTAATTCAAACTTGGGTAAAAAGATTTGCTGGAGACAAAAAATATTTTCTTCAGTGTGCTATATATAATAGCTTTATAAGTCAAGAAGATAATCAAAACATAACAAATTCTATAATGCAAGGGCAAAAGCCCTTTAATGTTAGCTTTTTTGGTTTTATGTCTAAAAATAGTCTTTACAATGACTACTTAAACTCTGGAGATATTATACTTTCAATGTCCGGAGGAGAAGGCTGGGGTTTGCCAGAGTTCCACTCTGTTGCAATGGGAAAACATGCTGTTGTTCTTAATGCCTCTGGATATAAGTCTTGGGCGAATGAAGACAATTCTGTGCTTGTAAGCCCAAATGGAAAAACCCCAGTTTATGATGGAATGTTTTTTCACGAAGGACAGCCATTCAATCAGGGCAATATTTATGATTTTGATCCAGATGAATTTATACACGCATGTGAAGAGGCAATTAAGAAAGTTGAAGAAAATAAAGTAAATGAAGCAGGTTTAAAACTTAAAGAAGATTTTACTTATGAAAAAACCACAGACTTAATTTTAGAAGAAATTAAGAAAGCTCAGTAATGCCTTTTTATATCTTTGAACATCCTGAAACAAAAGAAAGACGAGAGATTCGTCAGCGAATGTCTGACACGCATGAGTACACAGACGAAGATGGTTTGAAGTGGAATAGAGTATTTTTAGCTGGAAATATGTCTATAGACTCAAGACCTAATGTAGATTGTACTAAATCTCTTGCAAATAGTACATCTAATAAAAAAGAAACAGTTGGAGACCTTCAAGATAGAGCTAAAGAAGCTAGTGAAAAACGAAAAGAAAAAAACGGCTACGACCCAATTCAATCAAAGTGGTTTGATTCTTACGCTGAAAAAAGAGGTGGAAAACGCCACCCAAAAGACCCATCTGGTGGTGGTAATGTATTTGAAGTGTAAGCCAGTTACACTTTAAAACCCGCTTTTTAAAAAAAGTTGCTATGCTTTAACTTTTTTCTTTCTTTACCCTTTAATAGATGTAATATTTAGAGACTAGATTTTTAAGATGGAAAAAGATATTCACGTAAAAAAGCGAAACGGTAGACTTGAAGAGCTTAATATAGATAAAATCAATAGATGTGCAGAATGGGCTTGTGATGGCATTCAGGGCGTTTCATCAAGCGAGGTTGCTCTAGATGCTCACGTACAGTTTTATGATAAAATTCCTACGATTGAGATAGACAAAGCTTTGATTATGTCTGCTCGTCAAAAAATTGAAAAAGAACCTAATTATGCCTATGTAGCTGCTAGATTACTTCTTTTTTCTGTTCATAAAGAGGTTTTTGGTGAAAGTAGAGACAGTGACGCTTTCGAGCATCAATACAAGCTTTCATTCATTAGAAACACAAAAAAACTTGTTAAAGAGGAAATTTTAGACGAAAGATTACTTGATTTTGATTTAAAAAAGCTATCTGAAGCAATTAAACCAGATAGAGATTTTAATTTTAAATATTTGGGTCTACAAATACTATATGATCGTTATTTAAATCACGTTCAAAATAGAAGATTAGAAACTCCGCAAGCCTTCTGGATGAGGGTTTCAATGGGACTAGCTATAAATGAAGAAGATAAAGAACAAAAAGCAATTGAATTTTACAACGCACTTTCTCAGTTTCATTTATGTTGCTCAACTCCTACTCTTTTTAATAGTGGCAGTACCCATAGTCAGCTTTCTAGCTGTTATCTTAATACTTTCGACGATTCCATTGACGGTATATTTGAGGGTCTTTGGCAAGAAGCCAGAAAAAGTAAATTCGCTGGTGGTCTTGGGTTCGACGTTAGTAACTTTCGCGCTGCTAACTCTTATGTTAAAGGTACTAATGGAAAATCTTCTGGCTTAATACCTTGGCTTAAAATTTATAATGATACTTTAATTGCTGTTGATCAGGGTGGAAAAAGGCCCGGAGCAGGATGTGCTTACCTTGAGCCGTGGCATCTTGATATTGAAGATTTTCTTGATTTAAAGAAAAACACTGGTGACGAACGCAGAAGATGTCACGATATGAATACAGCCAATTGGCTTCCAGATTTATTTTTAAGAAAAATTGAAGCAAATGAAGATTGGTATTTATTTTCTCCATCTGATGTTAGAGACCTACATGAAACATATGGTAAAGATTTTGACAAACGTTACAAAAAATATTGTAAACTGGCTGATGAAGGCGAAATAGAAAATCATAAAATAGTAAAAGCTAAAGACCTTTGGAAAAAAATGTTAAGAGTGTTATTTGAAACTGGCCATCCGTGGATGACATTCAAAGACAACGCTAACATGCGATATTCTAATTCTCACGAAGGAATAATTCACAGTTCTAATCTTTGCACTGAAATTTTTCTACACACAAAACCTTCTAGATTTGATGAAGGAAAAAAGACAGAGATTGGTGAAACAGCGGTTTGTAACTTAAGCTCAGTTAATTTAAAAACACACATTGATGAAAATGGAAAATTAAATTTTGAATTACTTAGTAAAACCATTGCTACGCAAATGCGTATGCTAGATAATGTAATTGATTTAAATTTTTACCCAACTGAAGAAGCTAAAAAAGCTAATATGAGTCATCGCCCTGTTGGCGCAGGGACTATGGGCTGGGCAGACGTTTTTCATTCTTACAAAGTAAATTTTTCTAGTGATGAAGCTATTAAATTTTCTGATGAGCTTTATGAGTTTATTTCATATCATTGTATTTTAAATTCAAATAGATTAGCAGAAGAACGGGGAACTTATAAAACCTATGAAGGCTCACTCTGGAGCCAAGATATACTCCCAATTGACACTTATAAAGGCTTAATGGAGTATCTTGATAAGAAACCAATGATTCACAGGGGAAAGAAATTTTGCCCAGAAGTAGACTGGAAAACTTTGCGAAGCGATATTAAGAATCATGGAGTGCGTAACAGCAATACTATGGCTATTGCTCCGACAGCAACGATTTCATACATACAAGGATGTTCTCCCTGTATTGAGCCAGATTTTTCTGTACTATTTGTTTATGAGAATAAAAGTGGTAATCTGACAATTATCAATGAATGGTTTATTAAAGAATGTCGCGAAAGAGGCATATGGAATAAGCGTATGATTGAGGGTATAAAGGCCGTAGATGGCGATCTGACACGTTTAAATGGGGATATACCATCAGACCTAAAGGAACGCTACTGTACAGCTTTTGACCATGATCAATTTAAGCTAATTGAAAATGCTGCTGCGAAACAAAAGTGGATAGATATGGGCCAATCCCTGAATTTATTTAATAAAGAAACTTCATTAAAATACTTGAATGATTTATATTTTCATGCTAGAAATAATGGACTAAAAAGTACATATTATTTAAGAAACAGAAGTGCGAGTGAAATTGAGAAATCAACTCAAGCGACGAGTGACACAGGTGATAGTGATTCAAGTAATACTAATGATAATCCTACTTCTGTCAAAGCTTGTTCAGTCTTAGACCCAACGTGCGAAAGCTGCCAATAAAATTATGAACGAATATAAAATAAAATTAGAAACAGAACTTAATCATAGATGTGTTGATGGAACTCCTGCTAGTGAAGAAGAAATTTTGCTTCAAATCTGGCAAGATTTAAAAAGATTAAATTCTAAACACACAGAAGATAATGTGATTAAAGGTATACTAGAGCAAATAATGATTCAAAAATATAATGGAGCAGAAAATATTCCGTTCCCAGACTATTACGAGGAAAAAGAATGAGCAACAAAACTGGTTTATTGTTAGACAATGCAGTAGGTGGGGTAAACCAAATTTTACCACACAAACACAAATTTGCTTGGGATTTATTTCAGAAAGGCGTGGCCAATAACTGGTCTCCATCCGAAATAAACATGAGCGATGATATTGACCAATGGAAAGACGGAGGTTTAAGCAAAGATGAAAAACTACTTGTTAAAAGATGCCTTGGCTTTTTTGCTGGAAGTGAGTCCTTGGTTGGTAATAATTTACTTCTTAATGTCGCGAAATGGATAACTGACGCTGAATGTGGTCAATATATAATGAGGCAAGCTTATGAAGAGTCTCTGCATAATTGGACTGTGGTAACATGCTGCGATAGCTTTAACTTAAAGGTCTCTGAAGTCTATGAAGCCTACATGAACATTGACTCTATTAAGGCTAAAGACGACTTTTTGATGCAAATAACTACAAATATAACACGACAAGATTTTTCTACAGATTCAATAGAAGGAAAAAGAGAATTTTTAAGAAGTTTAATTACTTATTATATTGTTTGTGAAGGGACTTTCTTCTTTAGCGGTTTTGCCATGCTTCTTGCCCTTGGTAGGCAGAATAAATTACCCGGACTTTCTGATCAAATTAGATATACCCTCCGCGATGAGAGCTTGCATATCCAATTTGGAACGTATTTAATAAATACAATAAAAGAACAGTATCCATCGGTGTGGACAAAAAAATTCGAGCAAGAAACAATTGACCATATTAAAAAGGCTGTTGAGCTTGAAATTAAATATGCTCATGATGTTCTTCCAAGGGGTATCTTGGGTCTAAATGCTGATATGTTTGTAGATTATATGCAATACATTGGCAATAGAAGGCTTGAAGGCATTGGTATCGACTTTCGTTTTGATAGCGACCAAAATCCATTTCCTTGGCTTTCTGAGGTTGTTGATGCAGCAGCGATGACAAATTTCTTTGAACGTAAAGTTAAAGATTATCAAAACTCTGGCGTTTTAGAAGACGACTTTTAAAATACTTTAATAATTATTTAGTGTAATACTAAATAATGGATAGTAATCAATGGGACTTTCCGACGTCTTTGTCAGAGTATCAAAAGGCCAAAGCAGCTAAAGCTGGCCCGTGGAATCCACCGCTTTATCCAAAGCTTGTCTCTTTAGGGACTCAATGTACCCCAGCTTCACATATAAAATTAAGGAGAAGACAACGTGGCATAGTATCTCCTTTTTCATGGTCATATACCCCTCCTGAAATTGTTTTAGATATTTTACAAGATGATTTTAAAACATTATTAAATAGAAATAAATACTTCTATAAAACTATATCTCGATTAGCGCGGAATTCTATGACGCCCCATCCTCCAACGCCAAGGCCAAGTAGTAATAAAAGAAAAAGACCCCACCCTCACTCAACCACCGGACTTATATTTGCTCATTCTGACCCCATAAGTAACTCAAACGACTATCTAAAATTAAAAGCTCAATGCGATTTTTTAAGAAAATGTTTAAACAGTAACAGCGGTTATGGATATATAATATCAATTTTTTCACCCTATGAAAAACACAAGGATGCTTTAATAGGAATTAGAAAAATTATACCAAAAGCTTGTAAATTTTTTGTATGTTATACTCAACAAAAAGAAAATTTTGATCCTGTATTAACAGAAGATGACATATATTATGGGGCTGTCCATATTGAAAACTGGCGAGATCGAGGTTGGCCCCCTGCAGCTAAAGCTCAAGCTGTTGGTTATTCCCAAGAATTTACAGAAATGATTGATAAAGTTTTCTATTAAGTGTAATACGATTTAATGAAATTAGTATCTTTAGGAGTTCAGTGTACTCCTGCGGAGTATATTCTTCAAAAAAGAAAAGAAAGTGGCATTGGGTCTCCGTTTTCTTGGACAGGTACTAGTCCCAGAATTGTATCTAATATTCTTCAGGATAATTTTAAAACATTTTTAGATAGAGATAAATATAGTTATTGGACTAACCCAAGGAGTAAAAGAACAGTACCAATTTCTGAAGATGAAGCTAGATTTGTTCATTGTGACCCTATAAAAAAAGATAGTGATTATGAAAAAGTTAAGGCACAGTGTGAGTATCTAAAAGAGTGTTTAAATACCCCTAGCGGCTTTGGTTATATAATGTCAATTTTTCGTCCACTTAAAAAGTGTAGAAATGAATTAATAGAAATACGATCTATGATTCCAGCAGACTGCAAATTTTTTGTTTGTTATTTTAATAAAAGATCAATTAATACTGAACCTGACATTATCTTTAACGACATTTACTATGGAGCAATAGATGTTACAGATTTAAAATTTAAAGATGGTAACAGAGCTAGGGCCATGGGAACGTGTGAAGAATATACGAAAATGATTGATAAAATTTTTTATTAAGCATATAATAAACTATGGGAGCGTACTGGTTTCGATTTAGAGCCTTACGTAAGATTGCAAGTAGAGGATGATGGTTGGCCTCTTTAAAAAACTATCAAGGTAATTCAACTGCCAATAATGTTGATATGGCTCCTTCACTTGACGAAGCTGACGCGATTCTCGCTAAGTTTGGTTGGGCTGAAGAAGCTGCTGTAGCTGCGTAAGCTACCCGCCCTACTCTGGATGCTCGTTAAGGAGCTAGGGCGTCGATAATGAGCAAAAAAACTAGGAATGGTGAGGAGTCTAGGATAAATAAAGTGCCTCCAACCTCGTGTGTAGTTGTTAGTGACGAAGCACGAAAATTAACACTAACTAAGCTTGTAGTATATCTGAGCAGATGGTTTTAAAGACAGGGGTTCGACTCCCCTCGCTTCCACCATTTTTTTATTCGTAGTGTTGCCCTACTATTTGATCTTCATGTATAACCCCGTACCAACTTTCATTTCGATTATCACCAATTACCCAATATTCTTTTTCTTTTAAAAAATCTGGACTAACATTTAGTCCATAAATCCCTGAAGCGTCAGTAATAATTATGTCACTAAATTTATCAACACATAATCTTTCATCTATGTATATCCATCCGTCTATTATCTGAACAGTTTCTCCGGGCATTCCAACAACTCTTTTAATTAAAAAATCGTTGTCTTCATAATCATAAAAAACTATAACATCTCCCCGCTTTGGTGGCTCAAAATCATAAGAAAGCTTATCTATCATAACCACCTGTAAATTTTTATTCGATGGGTCCATAGAATCCCCAACGATAAGAATATATTTATAGCCAAAGGTAAAAACCAAAGAAAGAATAATTAATAAAATTATTAATCTTATGTCTTTTGCATGTTTTTTGTACCACACAGCAATAATAATTACACTCAACATAAATAAATTAATATTTAATTAAAATTAAAAAGAAACTTTGATTTTTTTTGTGTAAATATATGTGATGGAAACCCAACTCTTTTTAAATGTATTATTTGGAATAATTTCGTTTTTGGGTGGCTGGCTTATGAAGATGTTAATGAGCCAAATCTCAGAACTAAAGAACAAACAAGAGAAATTAATGATTAAACACATCGACGATATGGAGGATGTTTTAGAAAAACATACCAATCTAGCCCTCTCGATGCCTGAAAAATATGTTTCTAAAGACGATTTCCAGTCTTTCGTTGAGAGAATTGACCATAGATTTAATAGGTTGGAAGAAAAACTCGACGCTCTTAAAAAATAATTTAACTTTTCTCAAAAAAAGCTATAATGGATTAGATGTTCTCCATTTATAGCATTGCCTTCAATGTAGTAAAAAATGACTTCGCCTACGAAGAGGCTATCGAAAATTTTTGTGCTTTCGCTGAAGAAGTTGTCGTTGCAGTAAATAAAAGCGATGACAATACATGGGATGAATTCAAGCGACTCGATGAAAAATATAATAATTTAAAAATAATTCCCGCTACAGTTGATCTAGATGATCCTCGTTTAGACGGCAAGCTTTTCAATCTAGCACTTCAAGCTACTACCCAAGAATTTAAGATACTTGGAGGATTAGATCATAGATTTTGTCTTTACCAGAAAACACAATGGGAAGAAGCGGCTTACAAATTAAGATTTTCTGAGCTTGATGCTTTATTAATTCCTGTTTTAGATTTGTGGGGTGATCAACAAAGCGTTCGCTGGGACAACGAAAGTAATGTTCAAACAATGTGGTTTTTACATAAAGATGGACTTTGCAGAGGTGTCGCTAGTCAAGCGAGACTTGAAGATGGAAGCTATGATCCAGCAAAATGTGATTCGAGTAGCTTAATCCACAAAGATGGTACGGTAGCAAAAGCTCAAGTTTATTTAGCTGGCGAAGTTAAAAATTTAGAAAACTATCTTGATATTCTTTCTAAGCAAAATTTATTTGTATATCACATAGGATATGCGAACTTTGATAATAGAATTAAAGTCAATAAAGATATATGGCAAAAACAGTGGGAAGAAATAAGACCAAAAGAAAAAAAAGAAAACTTAGTAGCTGTTACAACAGAAGAATTGCAAAAACATAAAACTTATAAACATAACTTAAAACTCTGGAATGAATAAAAAACTAGGACTCGTAGGCTGTGGATATTGGGGGCCAAATATTATTCGTAATATACAAAAAACCCCAAACCTTTTTTTAGGATTTGTAGTTGACCAAGATGAAGAAGTAATCAAAAAATTGCCTCCAACCTCCTTCTATCAAGACTTGGAGACTGCTTTGGCTAGACATGATGAGGTTAATGGTGTTATCGTAGCAACTCCAATTTCAACACACTATACTATAGCCAAACAAGTATTAGAGGCTGGTAAAAGCGTCCTTATACAAAAGCCTATGGCAATGTCGGTAGAAGAATGTAATGAGTTAGAAGAAATTGCTGCAAGTAAAAACCTTACTGTTATGATTGCTCATACTTTTCTATTTACTGGCGCAGTAAGAAAACTAAAAGAGCTTGCTGAATCTGGTGAGATAGGCAATTTAAAACACTTTGATTCTACAAGAATTAATTTAGGGCTTTTTCAAAGAGATTCAAATGTAGTATGGGATTTAGCTCCTCATGACTTTTCTATATTACATTATCTAGTTGGTGATTTACAACCTTTATTTTTGTCTGCTGTTGGGTCAAGTCACACTCCAAAGGGTAATGCTGATGTTGTAAACATATCAATACAATACGAAAATGGTTTTTCAGCACATATTCATATAAGTTGGTTTTCACCAATAAAAGTAAGAAATATTATTTTAAATGGAGACGAAAAAATGGTAGTTTATAATGATAATAAACCTTCTGAAAAAGTAATGGTTTATGATAAAGGTGTTTCTTATGAAGATAGTTATTTTGATTATCGTGCAGGAGACATGTTCGCTCCTAAACTAAAAAACTCAGAAGCCATACAGGAAGAAATTTTACATTTTTGTGACTGTATTGACGGTGCTGAATGTATTTCTGGGCCAAGTCTTGGAAAACGAGTTGTTCAGCTAATTGACGCGACGAATAAATCAATTGGTCTCAAAGGAGAACCTATACATTTTGATAGAGATCAATTAGTAAAATTACCCATAGATTTTCCAACGGGAGTTTAAATGAAAAACGTAGTTGTTTTAGGCAAGGGTAAACTTGCAATACAAATTTGTGATTGGTTTTTAAATAATCCAGATTATAATTTAATTTATGTTGTTCCAGTTTCTCCATCACCAGCGTGGACTGAATCACTTCCAAATTGGTGTATCCAAAGAGATATAAAATGGGTTCAGTCTGGAGACTATAAACATCTACCTGATTTTCAAATAGATTTAGCTTTTTCTTGTTTCTATGATAAAATAATTAAAAAAGATTTTATTAGTAGATGTGGTAGAATTTTAAATCTTCATAACTCTCCACTTCCTCATTATCGAGGTGTTTCACCAATCAATTGGGCCTTAAAAGACGGAAGAGATGAACACGGAATAACCATACACGAGATAACAGAAGGCATAGATGATGGCCCAATCGTAGCACAAGTTAAATACTCTATTTACCCTGAAGAAGAAGAAGTTATTGATGTTTATAACAAGGCTTTAAATTATGGTTTAACTCTTTTTTTGGAAACTATGCCCATTTTAGATAAAATAAAAGCCAGAGAGCAAGACGGAGAAGTTATCTATCACGACTCTTCGGATAATGATAAATTAGGCGATAGAAAAGGATTTACAAGAGATGAATGTTAAATTTTTAGATTTACAAAAGCAAAATAAGAGCATCAAGAAAGAACTAATGCTACAGGTATCTAATATTATAGATACATGCGCTTTTGTTTCTGGTAAACAAGTTGAAAAATTTGAAGCTGCGTTTGCAGAATATTGCGGAGTTAAATATTGCGTAGCTACAAGTAGTGGGACTTCAGCTTTACACGCTGCTTTAAACTGCTATCAGTACCAAGGCGAGGTTTTGACTGCACCAAACAGTTTTATTGCTACCAGTGAGGCAATATCTTATTGCCCTAACTATAAACATAAATTTGTAGATGTTAATTCTACTTGCAATATGAACTTTGAAGATGCACTAAAAGCTGCTAACCCAAAAACCAGAATAATTTTGCCAACAAGTTTATATGGAAACCCGTGTGACTTAAGGGGTTTAAAAATCATAGCAAAACAAACTAACTCAGTGCTAATCAATGATGCAGCCCAAGCTCATGGTGCGTTATTTGACAAAAAGAAAATCGCAGAATATGCAAATATGACCTGCTTCAGCTTTTACCCCGGAAAAAACCTAGGAACTTGTGGAGAAGGCGGGGCTGTTGTTACTAACTCTAAAAAGCTTTACGACCTGATGAAGTGCTTTGTAAATCATGGCCAGTCTAAGAAATACATTCATGATATGGTTGGCTGTAACCACAGAATGAGCGAAATAGAAGCCGCTGCACTAAACATAAAATTACCATTACTTGATGAATGGACAGAAAAAAGAATAGAAGCTGCTCATAGGTACAGGGTAAATCTTGCTGAAAACAAAAAAATAAAAATGATGGAAGTAAAAGAAGGCAATAAGTGCGTTTATCACATATTTCCTATTTTTATTCGGAACAGAAACTCTGTTCAGCAAGCACTTCTTACAGAAGGTGTTCAAACAGGTCTTCACTACCCTAAGTGTATTCATTTACAAAAAGCCTACAGGCATTTAAAGCACAAAAGAGGTGACTTTCCAACCGCAGAAAAACAAGCATCTACACAGCTTAGTTTGCCAATGTACCCAGAGATAACCAAAAAAGAAATAGATTATGTCTGTAAAAAGCTGGAAGAGGTAGTTTAGTATGAAAATAAAAACTTTTGGTTATAAAGAGTCTTCTGGTGGATATTTAGAGCTTTTAGAAAACGAGTGGAGAGCTATGGGTCATGACATAGTTTTTCATGACGATAAAACAGAAAACTACGATTGTATATTTAATATAGACAGATCGCAGCTAGATAAAGCTCACAAAGAAGCCAAAAAGCTCAATAAACCATTTCACTGTTTGGTATTAGATATTCCGATAATGGAAGGCACAGAGTTTGAATGGAAGCTTTGCGAAAAAGAGCTAGTCGAAACAGAAAAAGAAATATATAAGGATTGCACAACTCTTTTAAGCATTTCCGAAGAAACCTCTAGAGTCGTAAAAAAACACATGGAGCTTGACTCTGAATGTGTTGGTATATGTTCTTTGTCTAGCGAGCGTTTTTACGAAAAAAGAAACCGATATCCTTATATTTATTACTTTGGTAGAGCACTTGATCCAGTTAAAAATATAGTAACCGTGGTTCAAGCCCTTTCAGGGACAGGGTTTGAGCTTTATATCTCTGGGGAATATTGCCCACCTGAATATTTTAAGTCAGTTGCCCCAGATGTTAAAATAAGGAACTTCGGGTGGATAGATAGGGCAGACGTAAATCAGCTTATTAAACACGCCCACCTTTTAGTTGGCCCAGAACTCTACACCGGATTAGGTATGCAGCCCATTGAAGGAATACTCATGGGAACACCCTGCATCAACGCTGATATACCAATTAAAAGAGAGGTTTGGGGAGAAACTTTACCATTGTATGAACCAAAGAATGTCGAAGACTGCAAAGAAAAGATAGCCAACTTTAAACATGAAGAACTTGATATGAAAAAAGCTATTGAAATTGCAGAGTGGTACTTGCCCGAACGCGTTGCTCAGAGAATATTAGATTCTTTTAAATGAAAATTGGATTAATAGCATCTGGGTATAATTGTGATCAGTTTTTGGCCGAGTGCGTTGCTGGGTGGAGGCAATTTAAAGCTCACGGAGAGCATGAGTTAGTTTGTAGTTTTGTTCATAATTGTTTTAAAGAAAATCAAGAGCTTGGATTTACATTAGAATCAAACGATAAAACTATGGAGATGTTTGACTCTTACTTTAGCGAGGGTTTTTTAGACTATTATGATGTTTCTAACAAATATCTTAACGAGCATCAGGCAAGAAATATATGCTTAAACAACGTCTTATCTTCAGGCGTAGACTATGTGTGGACTATAGGTTTAGATGAAATATATTCTTTTGAAGATATAAGTAAAATATTAAAATTTGTGCAAATGAACCCGTTTATAACTTGGTTCAAGGTTAATTACAAAAATTATGTGTTTGATGGCGATCAGTGGATAGACGGATTTTGTCCACCAAGGATTTTTAAGGTTGCTGCACACAGTGGATTAAAAGAGCTTTACTATGATGACGATTTCGTATATAATGATGGCACTGATTATAAGGCGGCTCCTTGCTTAGAAGTGCCGAGAAATATAGCCCATGTAAAGCACATGACTTGGCTGCACTCAAATGGTAAGGCTAAGGTAGAATACCAGAAAAAAAGATGGGGAGAGGATGGATGCAGTTATTCTTGGAATTATGATGAAAATAAGTTAATATTTAATACTGACTTTCATAAAAAGAACAATATACCTCTACCCACTTTAATTAAAGAATAACTATGAATAATTCAAGACTTTGGCTTTGTGGCATAACACAAAACAGAAAAGACAATATCGACGAAATGACAAAAGATGTAGCCCAGTATTTTGATGGGTTGATTTTTGTTGATGGTTATTCAGATGATGGAACATTTGAACTGCTCGATGAAAGGAAAGGTGACGGTAAAATCATACAAAGAGAGTGGACTAATGATCATGATTTCCAAATGAATGAGTTTATGCGCCAAGGCCCTATGAAAAATGGCGATTGGTTTTTGATGCTAGACTCGCCTGACAGAGCAAATGAAGAATGGTGCGAACAGTTAAGAGACGAAATCAAAAAGTACAACGAAGAAGGTGTCGGAGCTATATCTTTTGCTAGTAAAATTCAACTCGCCAGATATTTTGACCATATGTTTTATTTTCAGACCCCACACTGGGGGCTGAATGGTATATTGGGGAATGTAAAAGGTTATACAGAAGAAGAAAAACAGCAATATATAACAAGTACAAGGTTTGGAAGTGATGACCCTGCAATTTCTGCACTACTTCATCCAGTAAAATATTATTACGTTTATGGTAGATCAAATCACATGAATCTTCTTTATCAAAACTTTGGAAACAAAATTTTAAGTCACCACGAAAACCAAAGACTAAGGTTCAGATTATATTGTCAAGACGAACTTGGACTTGATTTAACCCTAGACTCGTTGGAAGAATACATGAGGAAAGGAGACTTCACAGAGTATTTTATTGAATCTGTTGAGTTAGAAGTAAATTTAAAAGATTTTTTTAGATATAAAATTTTAGGACAAGATTTTATCAAAGAAATAGATCAAAATAGACAAAATTGGAGCTTTAAATACTATTTAGAAAAAGGTAATGCAGATCAAAAATACACAGAATATGTTGGTCCGATTAATGAATATCTAAAAGCTACCAATCAACCAGAGGCTACTCCAGATTTTAGTTAATATGTATAATTGGTTTCTAAATGATTCTAATTTTACTTGGTCAGACAGATTGAAAATTTGTAAATTTTTTCTTGACCCCAAAAATAGGTGGACTCAAGATAAATATGTCCTTGAGTATGAAGATAAATGGAAAGAATACACTGGTGCTAAATATACTTTAATGGTTAGCAGTGGCTCAACGGCTAACACCCTTATTGCTCAATATGCACATGAAAAAGGAGTCATTTACAGTTCAAATAAAAAATATAAATGTAAACTTGTGCCTTTTAAAAATGAAGTAATTTTTCCATCTATTACTTGGCAAACTTCAGTTAGTCCTTGGATTAATGCTGGATTTGATCCTAAATTTATTGACGTTAATTTAAAAGATTTTTCAATTGATATTAACAAACTCAGCGATTATCTTAAAAACAATCACAAAAAAGTAAATACAGTTTTTGTTACCTCTTTAATAGGCATTACCCCTGACATCCCAAGATTAAAAAAAGTTTGTTCTAATTATAATGTAGATTTAAAATTAGATAACTGTGAAAATTCTTTTGGAGCTTATATTGATGAAGATACAAAAGACCTAAAACACATTTGCTCTGAATTAACTTCATCAACTTCTACATACTTTGGACACCAAACAACCACTGGCTCTGAAGGGGGAATGGTTTTTACAAACAATGAGGAAGAGTTTGTTTATTACATTCTTTCGAGAAGTCATGGGTTGACCAGAGAGCTTAAAAAGTACAACTTATCAAAAGATTACCAAAAAACCCTATCTAATAGACTAGTAGACCCCCTATTTGACTTTAATGTATTAGGCAATAACTATAGAAGCACTAATATAGCTGCATTTATGGGGCTTTTAGACTTTGATAGAGTATATGATTATATCATTGACCGCTGTGAACTGTATAGCGTTTTCGAAAAAAACTTAGACAAAGATAAATACTTAATACCAAAAGGAAATCACTACGACGTACAGTTTTGTCTTCCGATTATATCGAAAAAAAGAAAATTAAAATTAATAAAAAATTATTTACAAAAAGAAAAAATTGAGTATCGACCAATTATAAGTGGCAACCTACTTCGTCATACATGTTATAAGAAATATGATAATTATAAAAATTTTAAAAACGCAGAATACATCCATAAAAATGGATTATACGTTGGATTACACAGTGGAGTAAAAGGGGAACAAATCTTAAAATTAGTAGATTTCTTAAACAAAATTTAATACAATAATAAAATGAAAAAAGTTTTAATTACGGGAATTTTAGGCCAAGATGGGGCAAATATGGCCGAATTTTTACTTGATCAAAAAGAGGAGATTGAAGTTTATGGTATGATGCGTAGGAGTGCTAATCCTAATTTTGTAAATACTTCTAAATTCAAAGATCACCCCAGATTTAAATTTATTTTTGGAGACTTAAGCGATGATGTAAGTATTGATAAAATTGTAAATGACATTAAACCAGATTATTTTATAAATTTCGCTGCAAATTCTTTTGTTGGATGCTCTTGGGATATGCCAGAGCAAGTTTTTGAAACCAATACGCTAGGAGTTCTAAGGTGTTTAGAATCAATAAAAAAATTCCAACCTAAATGTCGTTTTTATTCTGCTGGAAGTAGCGAAGAGTTTGGTAATGTTGATTATTCTCCTCAAGACATTAATCATCCAATTAAACCAAGAAGTCCATACGGAGCTTCTAAAGCTGCTGCTAGACACTTGGTAAAAGTTTATTGCGAGTCTTATGGTATGTTTGCTGTTCATGGCATTTTATTTAATCATGAAGGCACAAAAAGGGGCGAAGAATTTGTAACTCGCAAAATTACTAAAGGTGTTGCGAGAATCCATCACGTTATACATGGCGCAGATCAGTGGAGAAAAAGAAAAAGCGAAAAAGCTACTTTTGAACCTATTGAATTAGGAAATATTGATTCCAAAAGAGACTGGAGTGATAGTGAAGATTTTGTACAGGGGGTTTGGTTAATGCTTAACCAAGAAAGTCCTAGAAATTATGTGTTAGCTAGTGGAGAAACCCACTCGATTAGAGAATTTGTAGAAAAAGCCTTCAAACATGCTGGTTTTAAAGGTTTTTGGGAAGGTGAAGGTGTACATGAAAAATATTATTCTTTGGATGGCGAACATAAAAATCTTTTAGTCAAAATAAATCCAGAATTTTATAGACCAGCAGAAGTCGATCTTCTTTTAGGCAATTCTATTCCAATCAGAGAAGAATTAGGATGGAGGCCAAAATCTTCGTTTGACAAATTGGTTCAAAAGATGGTAGAGTTTGACATCAATGACCAAAACCCGTTCAAAGGAGCAGAAGGAGCTTGCTAAATATATAGTAGCTAAATTTCTGCCTAATTTGCCACAAAAACGTTGGCCTCAAGAGAGATCAATGGCAAATAAATTAGTTGATAAATTCCCAGATAGACTTTTTTGGGAAACTTTGACACGTCCAACAAAACTTTGGACATTATCATGGTTTCTAAAAGATGATTTAGGGACTTTTTATTTAAATGACCACAGTATCATTTATAACAAAAAAGAAAAAGATGTATCAACAAATTATGATTTTAAAGATGAAAAAATAGGAGAAGACTTTGAGACAAAAGATAAGCCAAAGAATCCATTAGATTTTTTTAAATAGAATATTATGTCACCGAAAAAGAAAAAAGAAGACAATTCAGTAGCAACCCCTTTAGACCAAATAAATAGCTATCTTGAGCAAAATAAAGGGGATCATTATAATTTTGAAAAAGAAAGAGTTTATACAATTTCCAGTGGAAGTTTGAAACTGGATATTGAAATGGGTGGAGGAATCAAACCCGGAATTATTCGTGCTTCAGGCGTTACCGAAGGAGGTAAAACTTCTTGTGCTTTATCATTTGCAAGAAACTTTCAAAAAATGGACAACTCAATGGTTGTTTACATTAAATCTGAAGGCCGTTTATCAGAGGAAATGATAGAACGGGCTGGTATAGATACAGATGCTAATAAATGGTTTGTGTATAAATCTAATGTTTATGAATCAGTTGTTGACTTCATGAGACAGCTTGTTAAAGATAACCCAAGTGATACTCGATATATGTTTATCGTTGATTCTATGGATGCCCTTGTCCCAAGGGGAGATTTAGAAAAGGGTTCTGATGAAGCTGTAAAAGTAGCAGGTGGTTCACTTCTAAGTTCTCACTTTTTAAGAAGTATGGCATTAGCATTTGCGGAGAAAGGCCATATTTGTTATATGATTTCTCAGATTAGAAGTAACATTAAAATAAACCCTTATGAAAAAGGCGATCCAAAAGTAACAAATGCCTCTGGCGGTAATGCGCTACTTCATTACAGCGATTGGATTCTTGAGTTTCAGCCAAGATTTAAGAGTGACCTAATTACTACCCAGTCTGCTGGAAAAGGGGATATACTTGGTCATTGGTGTAAAATTGTCTTCAGAAAATCTTCAAATGAAAAAACTGGCATTGAGGTAAAATATCCAATTAAGTATGGACAAACAGGTGCAAAAAGTGTTTGGGTTGATTATGAAGTTGTAGATATGCTTCTTATGTGGAATATGGCCACAGCAAAGGGTGCTTGGGTAACCATAGCCGATGAGCTAATTGAAGAAGTTAAAGAAAAAACAGGAGAGGAATTTAAGAAACAACATCAAGGACCAGATAATTTGAGAAAATATTTTCAAGAAAATATAAAAATTTCAGAATACTTATATAAAAAATTCTTAAATGTACTCAAGAAGTCATGAGGCTTTTCAACATAAATGGAAAGCTTGTTTACAAAAATGTAAGTAGCAAAAAAATAAAATGGAATTGTAAAAGTCGATCAAAACTTCAAAAATCGGTAAAGCTTTTTCTTAAGCCATACTGGCAAAACCATATTGTTTATGAAGAGTTTCCAGTTTATGGAACTAGACTTTCTGTTGATATTTTAAATGCAACTAAAAAAATAGCCATAGAAGTTAATGGAAGACAACATTCTAATTTTGTAGAGTTTTTTCATGGCTCAAGAAATGGATACTTGCAATCCATCAAGAGAGATGTTAAAAAGGCTGAGTGGTTAAAAAAAAATAATTTTACTTTACTTGAGATAGATAGGGAAGATGCCGACCAACTATCTCTTGAATACATACAAGAAACATTCGGCATATCAATTATATAGACGAAATGGAAGAAAACAAAAAATACGACGTAGAAAGACTAAAATCACTAAGATTAGAAAAACAAATCTTAGGATACTTATTAAAATCAGAAGAAAACGTAAAAGACTATTACGATGTTGCTGTTTTGCTAACAGAAAAAGTATTTGCAGATAAATATAATAAACAAATATTTAATGTAATAATTTCTCTTTTAAAATCTGGCCAAACAATAAATACTGTTTCGGTAGCACAAAAGTTATCTGACTTAAATATCTCACATAAAGATGGAAATGATATAGATAATTATTTAGATGCTGTTAGTTTTACTCAAATAAATAAGAAAGGTTTTATTGAGGCTTGTAAACAGGTTTATACGTTTTTTCTAAGAAGAGAAGCTTATGCTAAAGCTAAAGATATAGCTAAAGAGCAATTCCAAAATGCGGACCAAAGCCCAATGGAAATATTGGGTAATATGAGTAAAGTGGTAGATGAATTCAAGGTTAACGCTGTTGATGATGAAAAACCTACTTTTATCTTAGATGGCCTTAATGACCACATAAAAGATAGAGCTAACAATCCACAAGACTTTGTCGGAATCCCTTGGCCTTACGAAGAAGTAAATGATGCTTGCGGCGGTTTACGTAATGGCGATTTACATATGATTATTGCTTCAACTGGGGCTGGTAAAACCACTTTATTAATGGATGTAGGTTTAAAAGTAGCATGTGCTGGTTATCATGTAATATATCTAAACACTGAGATGACTGATGACCAAATGAGAGATCGTCTGGCTGGCATGATAACAAAAATTGAACCTATTTTAATCTCAACCGGAAGATTGAGAAATGAAGCGGTTGAATACAATAAATTTGCTGACAAAGAAGAAGAGATGATTCAGATGCAAAAAAATGCTGGTAAGTACTTGATTCACAAGACCGCTGAAAATATGTCTGTTGCAGAAATTGAATCTTATGTTAAATATGTTTATAATAGATACGTGGGAGAAGGTAATCCTTGTCTTGTTATTTATGATTATTTAAAAATTATTGACGAGCAAGCTTCTGGTTATAATCAAGAACACCAAATCATTAGAAATAAATCTAACAGTCTTAAGAAAATAGCTTTAGATTTAAACAGTCCAGTTCTTACAGCCATACAAACGAATAGAAGACCTGATGATGATACAATTCCATTAAAAGATGCTCTTAAAGTTGATTCTACAGCGATGGCCATGTCTCATAGTGCATCTTGGTTTACTTCTTTTTTAGCTTTTTATAAAGCTAAAGACGCAAGAGAAATAGAGCTTGATGGAAATGAATTTGGAAGCCATAAGCTGGTTCCTTTGAAAATTAGATCATGGGGCTTCCGAGGCTTACAATATGAGCAGCCACTGAGGCGAGACACTCCAGATGGTATTATATATCAAAAGAACCATATTAATTTGGAACGTGGCGTATTTACCTTAGAATCTCGTGGAACTTTAAGAACTATCGTAAATAGATTTGATATACAAAACAACAATTCTGAGCCAGAAACCCCAGAGCCAGAATCAGAAGAAGAACTAACTCTTTAGTGGACGATGTTAAACAAATACTGCTAAGTCTAGGCTTTAGTAACATAAGCGATCTTGGCAAAGAGTACAGAGCCAAACCAATTTACAGAGACTCTGACAGTAGCACTGTAATGTCTGTTAAAAAAGACACAGGTTATTTTGTGGACTACGCTAGAGGACTATCTGGACCCCTAGAAAAACTAGTAGAGCTTTGTTTGGGTTGTTCGTCTGCTGATGCTAAAAAGTGGCTTGAAAGTGATCAGGGTTTTATAATAAAGAAAAGACACATATATGATATACCCGCCAAAAAATATAAGACACTTTCACAAAACGCCTTCGATGATGTCATTCGTGATAATTCTTACTGGTTAAATCGTGGCATAAGTGAAGAAACCATTTCTGTTTTTGATGGTGGCGTGTTTGAGAAGGGCAGAATGAAAAACAGATATACTTTTCCAATTTATGATTCTAATAAAAAATTAATTGGAGTTTCAGGTAGATATATCTATAATATTAAAGAAGGTTCAAGGGTTCCAAAGTGGAAACACATTGGAGAAAAATCTAAATGGCAACACCCCACATACTTCAATTCAGACATTTTAAAAGAAAAAGACTTTGTAATTGTAGTAGAGAGTATAGGTGATATGCTTTCTCTTTGGGATGCTGGATATAAAAATGTTTTGGTAAGTTTTGGGCTTGATTTGAGTTTCGCGCTGATTAATTCTATAATTAAATATGATATAGATAAAATTGTACTTGCTTTTAACAATGATGAAAACCTAGCAGGTAATAATGCATCTCAAAAGTGCTATAAAAAACTATTAAAGTTTTTTGATGAAGAGCAAATACAAATTTGCTTACCTACCAAAAATGATTTCGGCGAAATGACTGATGGGGAAATTAAATTATGGGTGAAGAAAATAAAATAGAAAAAATTTTATCTGCTTCCAGAATTAAAAATTTAGAATCTTGCACTTGGAGTTATTGGTGTAAGTATCATCTTGGCTTGCCTGAAAACAACAATGAAGGCGCGATGAGGGGTTCTATATGTCACTTAGTTTTTGAGCTTATACAAACCAAAAAACATAAAAATCATTTTAAATTAATCACAAAAGAAAACCGTATAGAGGCATCGCCAGCTATAACTAGACTAGTTAATAAACATTTAAATGCATACGGTATAAACACCGAAGAGAATTATGAACTAATCAATGACATGATTCTAGTTGGTCTTCATGACGATTTTTATTGTAAAGGAGGTACTCTACTCGATCCAGAATACGAATTTAAAATAGAAAATGAAAGCCCCAAATATACAGTCCGTGGCTTTATTGATAAAGCGGCTAAATATCCAAAACAAAAAAAGATTTTAATTAAAGATTACAAGTCGAGCAAAAAGAAGTTTGAAGGTAATGATCTAACAGCAAATATTCAGGGTATGATTTACAGCTTGGTAGCCACTAAGGTTTGGCCAAAATTAAAGCCAGTTGTTCAATTCTGTTTTTTAAAATATCCAAAAGAGCCAATTCAAGAACTAACTTTTTCAAAACAAGAACTTTCAGGTTTAGAAGCTTATCTAGCTCATGTCTACTCAATAATAAATAATTTTACTGAAGAAACTGCGCGTTCAAGTTTCGCAGCAGATAAACCTTTTCCTAAAAAAAATGAAGGCTTTAAAGGGCCGCTAAATTGCGGTTTTGCAAAATACAAAGGACAACTTAAAAAAGATGGCTCTGTCATGTGGCATTGCGCTTTTAAGTTTGATTTTGATTATTATGCTTTGGTTGACGAGGATGGTGTTCAACTAAAAACAGCTTTTAAAGAAAATGAACTTACCGTTTCAGAGGGACAAAAGATAATAAAATTAAAATACGCAGGATGCCCAAAACACACTCAAGAAAATACTGAAGTTGAATCTAAAGATGATTTTGGATTTTAGTTCTTGACTTTTTTAATTTTTGTTTTAAACTAATTCATGGTCTTACCTCTATTCAAAAGCCACTATTCTCTAGGTAGGAGCATTCTAACTTTAGAGAAAAAAGATACACAACTTACTAACGGGCCAGATTCGATTATTGATCTGTGTCTTGATCATGAAATTAAAAATTTTTATTTAGTTGAGGATAGTATGGGAAGTTTTCTTCAGGCTTACAACAACACAAAAGAAGAAGATTTAAGTTTTCGCTTTGGGCTGAAGATAAACATCACTAAAGATAGAAACGAAAAAAATGAATCCGCACTTAAGACTTCCTCAAAGTATATAATCTTCGCTAGAAACGAAGATGGTTACAAGAAGCTAATTAAAATTTACAGCGATGCAGCTAGTAAGGGTTTTTACTATGTGCCTCGAACAGATTTTGGAGTTCTCAGAGAGCTTTGGGATGATTCAAGTTTAGCATTGGCAATCCCTTTTTATGATTCCTTTATTTTTAAAAACACTCTTGAAGGTGGCGAATGTGTTCCTGAATTTGATTTTACTGAACCAACTTTCTTAGTTGAAAAGAACGAACTCTTCTTTGACTCTATTGTTCAAAAGCGTGTAGAATGTTTCTGTAAAGATAAATACGAAATTCAAGAAGCGCAAAGCATCTATTACAAGGAAAAGCAAGATTTCACAGCCTATTTAACACTTCGCTGCATGAACAACAGAAGTACTTGGAACAAGCCAAATATTGAGCATTTGTCTAGTGATGGTTTTTGTTTTGAAAACTGGGCAGAAAAAGAAGGCGTTACTTTTGTGCCATCACGCAAACACAAGCCAAAGCTAAGAAAACCAGACTTAGAAACTAAGCCAGTAGATACCATCATAAAACTAACGAAAGAAGAAATTGATCAAGCAGTACATTTTGGTAACGCAAGAAGAGACACCAACATAAATGGAGAGCTAAAAGATACAAGCCACGCTGGCAAGCCTATGGGCGGCAGTTGGCGCAAAAACGATATTATCGCTGCTGGGTCAGAGATAGCTTTTGCTAAGTTTATTGGTGAGGAATTTACAGGAACCGTTAACACCTTCAACGATTCAGATGTTGGAGATGACTGGCAGGTAAGGTGTACAGATTCAGAAAATTTTAGTTTGATAATTAGACCGCAAAAAGACAAGGGTGATAAGCTTAAAGAAAAATTTGTTTTAGTAATTTACCAAGGTGATGCGACCTTCAGAATTGCTGGTTATCAAACGGGTGAAAACTGTATTAAAGAAAAATATCTAAGAAACCCCGGCGGCAATAAAAACCGCGAAGCCTATTTTATACCACAATCTGATTTAATAAAATTTTAATGGACTCACACTTGCTCAGGTTCAAAGACGACAAGCTTTTTGTTTTTATCGACTTCGAGACAGAGAATCTCTGCCTCAACTTTAGTAATAATGTGCCGTGGCAAATGGCTATGCTAAAATCAAAAGGTGGTGAGAAAACTGACGAGCGCGACATTATGATTGAATGGGATCGCAAAGTTAACGTAAGCGCAGAGGCAGCTAAGATCACGCGGTTTAGCTACGATAAATATAACAAACTTAAAATACCTCACACAGAAGCTTTTGAAGTAATGGAGCAGTGGCTTGAGGAAGCTGACTATATCGTAGGTCACAACATCCTCGGCTTCGATATGTATCTAATTTCAGAATATTACAAAAAAATGGGAAAAAGTGCAATGCACTTGATTGACAAGGCAATTGACACGTACTGCCTAGCAAAAGCGTATAAATTAAGCTCTGAGAAGCCCTCTCACGCGTCTTTAATAGAATATCAGTATACATTGCTGAACATCAGGCAAAGGGGCTTAGGAGGCAGTTTACAGGCAATGGGGCGGATTTTTGAAATCGAGCACGATTATAGTAAATTGCATGACGCTTTAGTCGATTTAGAGCTAAATTTAAAGGTTTGGAACAAGCTAAAGATGCAGTTGGAAATATGAGCAATTTAATTAAAAATTTTAAAAAATATGACTTAGATATTAAAGGTGTTCGCCTTCCTTCTTTTGATATTCCGCTAGAGGACAAAGAGAGGGTTGGGGTTGACAGGGACTGCACCAACCTTGACTTTCTCAAGGCTCTTTGCGCTGATAAATTAAAACAAATTAAAAAACAAGTATCCGCTGAAGAATTTAAAGAATATCAAGCTAGAGCAAAAAAAGAAATCAAGATTTTAGATAGTCTGAGTTTTGTTGATTACATTCTTCTTGTTTGGGATGTTATTCGTTTTTGCAAGAAAGAAGGTGTAGCAACAGGCATGGGTCGAGGAAGTGCCGCTGGAAGTTTGATCCTATACCTCATAGGAGTTACTAAAATTGACTCTTTGAAATACGACTTGTATTTTGAGAGGTTTGTTTCTAAGATTCGTGCAAAAAAACAAGTTGTAGACGGAGTTACTTATCTGGACGGGTCTTTGATGGCTGATATTGATTTAGATATTTGCTATTATGACCGTGACAAAGTTTTAAAATATTTGGAGCAAAAATTTAAAGGCAAGACTTCTAAGATTCTTACTCTTAACACTCTTAGTGGCAAGCTTGTCATGAAAGAATGTGGTAAAATTGTCGCAGAAAAAAATGAAGGAGAAGTAAACAAAGTCTCTGACATGATCCCGAAGAAGTATGGAACAGTAAAAGATATTTATGAATCTTATGAAGAGGTCGAAGAATTCAGAAAATGGTGTGACGAAAATTATAATGTATTTAAAACCGCATGTAAGCTTCGTGGCTTAATCAAAAATAAAAGCATTCACCCATCTGCAATTCTTCTATCTTACGATAATCTAGAAGATACGTGCCCAACCGAACTAGACTCTTCCAAAGAAAGTATTGTTTCTTCTTACGATGCTAACTGGGTTTCATTATTCACAGTAAAGCTTGATGTCCTTGGTTTAAGAGGCGTGTCCGTTGTGCAGCAAACATTAAACAATATTGAAAAAGACTTTGGAAAGCGATACAAGCAAGAGCAGGTCGTGGAGGAGTTTTGTGATTTCGAAAAAACATGGATTCACCTGCAAGAAATGCATAGCCGCCACGGTCTTTTTCAGATTGAAGCTGACACAGCATTCAAGGTTTGCAAAAAAGTAAAACCAGAGAACCTAGAAGAGCTTAGTGCAGTGCTTGCTTTGGCTCGCCCCGGAGCTATTGACTTTACAGAGCAATATTCGAATGTAAAAGAGTCAAATCAGAAGACTACAATTCATCCATTCTTCGATGAGCTACTTTCGCAGACCAATGGGGTTGCTTTATATCAAGAGCAGCTTATGAAGATGGCTCATGAGATAGGCTTCACACTTGATGATGCGGAGTTGCTTCGTCGTATTGTCGGTAAGAAAAAAGTCAACGAAGTTAAGAGGTGGCAAAAGAAAGTCCGTAAGCTTGTAGACAAGAATGAAGACTTAAAAGTAAAAAATGAAGAAGGTCAGGATGCTGGAGAAGTTTTTTGGAAAATTTTAGAAGACTCTGCAAACTACTCATTTAATAAGTCTCACTCCATATCCTACGCCGCCTTGTGTGCTGTAACAATATTTCTCAAATTTAATTACCCCAAGCAATTCTTCTTGAGCTTGCTACAGATGACCAAGCACGAGCCTGACCCTATGGATCAAATATCAAGAATCCAAAAAGAGTTAGACCTGTTTGAGATTCCACTATTGCCTCCTCACATTTTAAAATCAAAGCAAGATTTTTCTATTGAAGGTGACGCAATTCGTTTTGGGCTTAGTTCTATTCGTGGTGTTTCCGAAAGCACTATGGAGAAAATTGATAATTTTAGAAACGATGATGGATATAAAGACTTAAATAAGTTTGAAGTATTTTTGACAGCAAAAGAAGCTGGAATTAATATTGGTGTTCTTTCGGCTCTCATTCAGGCTGGAGCATTAGAGGGGTTTGGAATCACAAGGACACTACTTGTCTACGAGGCACAGTTATGGAACCTACTAACTGATAGAGAAAAAAGATATATATTTGAAAATGATTTTAAATTTGCAAAACGATTTAATTTTAATTTAGTGAAAATTGTAAAAGCTCTTGATGAAGTTCAAATTTTAACCGCTAAAGGTAAACCTACACGCTTAATTAGAGAAACAAGACTTACTACTTTAAGAACTAAAGCTGCGCCATATAAAGAAATCTTTGATATGAACAATAAAAACCAAGAATTTGCTAATTGGTATTACGAAAAGCATTTTTTAGGTTATGCATATCATACTACTCTTCAAAGCTTGTTTAAGTTTAATAAAAATATTAGAGATGTAGATGCCGCATTTGTTGATGAGAATGTTCATTTTGTTGGATGGGTTGATGAGGCTGTAAAATCAAAATCTCGAAATGGAAATGCTTATCTTAGGCTTCAGCTTTCTGACGAAAAGGCTGAAATGAAAACTATGATTTTTAGCAAAAAGATGGATCAATGCCAAGAGAATAATGATGGCAAACTTCCAGCTAAATCAGATATCGTTATAGTTAAGGGTATTAAAAAAGATGCTGTAGTTTTTGCAGATACAATAGAAATTGCTGACGTTACCATATATACTAAATTATCAGAATTAAAAGGATGAAGTATCTTGTTACTGGAGGGGCTGGGTTTATCGGTAGTAATCTGGTCGATAAGTTAATTAAAGACGGCCATGATGTGGTGTGTATAGATAATGAGTCGGCTGAAAGTAATTTAAAATTTTATTGGAATACCAAAGCAAAAAATTATTACATTGATATTAATGATTTTTGTTCTTTGAGTTGGGTTTTTTCTCATGAAAAGCCAGATGTGGTTTTTCATTTAGCCGCCGAAGCCAGAATACAACCTACCATAAATGAGCCTCAGAAAGCTTGTTTAACAAATTTTGTTGGTACATGTAATGTCTTACAGGCAAGTAAGGAGTTTGGCGTTAAAAGGGTCATTTACTCTTCAACCTCTTCAGCATACGGTCTTAAAAATACACCCCCATTAAAAGAGGATATGTCCAAAGACTGTCTTACCCCTTATTCTGTATCTAAGACCGCTGGAGAAGAACTTTGTAAAGTATATTATAAAATTTATGGTTTAGAGACTATAATTTTAAGATACTTTAATGTTTATGGAAACAGAGAGCCTGTTAAAGGCCACTATGCTCCTGTGGTGGGTTTATTTCTTAGGCAAAAGAAAGAAGGAAAACCTTTTACTATTGTTGGCGATGGTATGCAAAGTAGAGACTTTACCCATATTGATGATGTTTTGAATGCCAATATTCTTTCTGCAACAACTGAAAATAAAAAAGCATTTGGTGAAGTTTTTAACATTGGGACAGGCGATGGTTACACTATACTGTGGATTGCACATGCTCTTGGTGGAAAAATAGAACACATACCAGAAAGACTTGGGGAAGCAAAACATACTTTAGCTGATAATTACAAAGCTCGTGATATTCTTAATTGGAAACCAACAAAAACTTTAAAAAGTTATATTAAAAATTTGACTTAATTCAGAAACGAACATATACTTATTAAATGATTCAGTTCTATAAACCAAATCCAAAAGTAACAGGCAATGCTTGTTCATTTTTTCTCACAGCAGACGGATCAATCATGGCCTCCATGATTAAGCAGGACTCTTGGAGCAATGGAAAGGCAAGTTTTTCAAAAAACAAAGGTGTACCCTCTAAGAGTGTTATGACTAAACTTAGTCGTATTGAGGTTGCAGGGATCATTGACGCAATTGAAACCAATAGAGAATGGACTGCTTATCACCAAAGCCAAAAGCAAGTTGTTCAAATGAAATTTTGTCCATATATGAGAAGCGGAGATCAAGTTGGATTTTCTTTCTCTATCAACAAGCAGGATCGAGAAGACTCTACAAATAAAAGTTCTTATATTATTGGTTTATATTTTCCAGAAGCAAGATTACTTAAGCATGATTTAGAAGCATTTCTAGATAAGACTGCTACAATCATGACTCAAAACGCGCCAGAGCCACAACAAAAAAGCCCCATAAAACAAATTGATCTCGACGAAGATAAGCCAAGTGGTAATCCGTTTGACGACGAAGATATTTTTTAATGAGAAAAAAGAAAATAGTTTTCCAAAGTGATTTCTCTTTGGCAAAAACTGGCTTTGGTAGAAATGCCAAAGCCATACTTTCTTATCTACACAATACTGGAAAATATGATTTAGTTCATTATTGTTGTGGTACTAACTGGTCTAATCCAGAATTACAAGCTACGCCTTGGAAGTCTGTTGGATGCTTGCCAGACAGCCAGCAACAAATGCAAGAGCTTAATCGTGATCCGAATGTAGCCAGAGCAGCGAATTATGGTGCTCACTTTTTAGATAGGGTAATCAACGAAGAAAAACCAGATATATATCTTGCAGTTCAAGATATTTGGGGTGTGGATTTTGCTATTGACAAACCTTGGTTTGATAAAATCAACTCTATTATCTGGACTACTTTAGACTCCCTACCAATTTTACCTTCAGCCGTCGAAAAAGCTAATAAAATTAAAAACTATTGGATTTGGAGTAATTTCGCGACAAAAGAACTAAATAAAATGGGTCACAAGCACGTTAAAACCGTGCATGGCGCAGTTGATCCAGACTTTTTTTATAAACTTGACGATCACGATAGATTTGAGCTAAGAAAAAAACATCACATATCAAGCAATGACTTTGTTATTGGTTTTGTTTTTAGAAATCAATTAAGAAAATCTGTACCAAATCTTTTAGAGGGATATAAGTTACTAAAAGAAAAGAATTTAAAAGGTAAAAATCCTAAACTATTACTGCACACACACTTTGGAGAGGGCTGGAACATAATGCGCCTAACTAAAGAATATGGATTAGACCCTAAAGAGATTTTAACTACTTATAAATGTAAAGATTGTAAAAATTATGAAGTAAAGCCATTTCATGGTCAAGATGTTAAATGTAGCAATTGTGGATCAGAAAAGGGCCTTGTCACCACAAATGTTGCTAATGGAATTAGTGAAAAAGAATTAAATGAAGTTTATAACTTAATGGATGTTTATTGCCACCCGTTCACGTCTGGAGGTCAAGAAATACCAATCCAAGAAGCTAAACTAACAGAATTAATTACTTTAGTTACAAATTATAGCTGTGGGGAAGAAATGTGTGAAAATGGAGCAGGTTCTATACCTTTAAATTGGACTTCTTATCGAGAGCATGGTACAGAATTTATAAAAGCCTCTACTTCGCCCAAGTCCATATGCAAAGAGTTATATAATGTCTTGAGAATGTCCAATGATGAAAAAAATCGTCTTGGTAAAAAAGCTAGACAGTGGGTAATTGATAACTTTTCTACTCAGTCTGTCGGAAAATTCTTGGAACAGCAGTTCGACAACATGGATTTTGTTGATTACGACTTTTCCCTAAAGCAAGAAGAGAAAAATCCAAACGCTATTATACCACAAATAGAAGACGACTCCGAATGGTTAAAAATAATGTATAAAGACATTCTTAAAATGGATGTAGATGATGATGATAGTGGCTTAAAATACTGGCTAAAAGAAATTGAAAAGAGCGTTGAAAGAAAAACTATTGAAGATTATTTTAGAAGAATAGCAACACAAGATAATCAAAAAAATCAAAAAGTAGAATTTAATGACCTTTTAGATAAAGATGATGAAGGTAAAAGAATGTTATATGTAATGCCTGAGAGTATTGGTGATATTTACCTTTCAACAAGTCTTTTCAAGTCTGCTAAAGAACTTTATCCAGATTACAATCTTTATGTTGCCGTTAAGCCAGAGTATTTTGATATTTTAAATGGAAACCCTTATGTTCATAAAGCTATCCAGTACGTTCCGCAAATGGATAATCTTGCTTGGCTTGAAGGTATGGGAGATCATAAAGGATTTTTTGAAATTGCATTTTTGCCATATGCTAACACTCAAAAATTCTTAACATATCTACATAATGGTAAAGACAAACTAGCATACGACATTAATTACTAATGCCTCACTTAATTGAAACATACGCACTTAATTGCGGATTAAAAATAGACAAACCGTTTATGTTGGAAAAATTTTTTCCAATTGACACTGAAAATTTTATTACTGTTCACCCTAATAGTAAGTATAGTTCAAAGTGCTATGACTATTGGCAAGATGTCATAGACATAATCAAAGGCCCATTAAAAGAAAAAAACATAGATATACTTCAAATAGGCACGAAAGAAGATATTCCACTTAATGGAACTTTACATTCTCAGGGGCTTTGCGACCTTAATCAAACAGCATACGTAATTTCAAAAGCTGATTTGCATCTTGGGGTTGATAGTTTTCCCGCTCACGTAGCTTCTGGATACAACAAAAAAATTGTATGTTTATATTCTAATACTTACGCTAACATAGCAAGACCATATTGGACTAATAACGATGATTGTGTTTTGCTTGAGCCAAATAGGGAAACAAGAAAACCATCTTATGCAGCAGATGAAAACCCAAAAACAATAAATGAGATCAATCCAGAGGATATAGCTCAAGGTGTTTTTGATCTTCTAAATATTAAAATTAATAAAAATTTTAACACAGTAAGAAAAGGTCCACATTATAATGCTCCAGTTGTCCAGTTAGTTCCAGACTGCGTTGCTGAAATCAAAAAATTAAAAATTGATTCTTTAATAGTAAGAATGGATTTAAATTTTAATTTACAAGCACTGAATGCTCAACTAGCACAAACTAAATGCTCGATTGTCTCTGAAGAACCAATTGATTTAGAGCTTTTAAAACATCATAAGGCTAATATAAAAGAATTTATATATTTTATAAACAAAAATCACAATCCAGAATTTGTTGGTGAATTATTTAAGCTTGGTTTTCCTGTTATCTTAATGAGTGAGATGTCAGACGAAGAAATAAATAAAACTAAAATTCACTATATGGACTATGGTCTAATAAGAAAAGCTCCTGTAGCTTCTAGTGACGATATTAATAAAATTAGGTCAAAAAATTTACAAGCAGGAGCTAACTCAATAAATCTTCAATATAAAAGCAAAAGGGTTCTCATAAGTCAGGGTAAGTTTTTTCACAGCGAAGCTGCTTGGAGAACAAATCAGCCTAGCTCAAGTATAAACCCTGAATTTAATCCAGTTATAGATCACAAAGACTTTTGGGAATCTTTAGATGAATTTTATATAATTGAAAAAGAACCCTTGACTTTTGCTTAATTAAGTTATATATTATAGCAGTATGAGCAAGGCTAAAAAAATAGATAGAGATGATCTGGGTTTATTAAAGGGAATTGATTATAAGTTTACCAACGAAGGGCTTATTGATTGGCGTAAAATGCTTGATAATAAATGGCTTTACCCAAATCCAAGTAAAAATCTTTCTACGAACGATATTTCAAAACTAAAAGATACAGACCTATGTATTTTACTTGGTGGTATCAAAGAACTAGCCCAGATCAGAGGCTATACAAATGTTAGTTATAATGTAACTTGCCCAAGCCCTGACTATGTTGTAGCAAACTGTACAATTAGTTGGGTTCCTAATTACGAAACTGAAAATAACGAAGTAACTTTTTCATCTCTTGGTGATGCATCACCTAATAACACTGATAATTTTGCACGTCAATATCTAGCTCCTATCGCAGAAAATAGAGCTTTTGTTCGTTGCGTTCGTAACTTTTTAAGAATAAATATCGTAGCCCAAGATGAACTTGCCAAAAGATTCAAAGAGGGTTTTCAACCAGTTAGCACCCCGCAACAAGCTGAAGTAGCCAGTCCAAGTTCTCTCCTAGAAAAGCTAATGAAAGAAAAAGGTGTTGATTTTGAAAGAGTAAAAAATCGACTCGTTAGACAAAAATATAAAGGAGCAAATGAGCTTGGTTCTGTAGACGAAATACCAGCAATTAAAATCTTTGAACTTATAGAAGATTTAAATAAAGTTAAGACGACTTAGGATATTGATCCTTTACTCCGCTGATGTAATTAATTAATTGATTTAATTTATCTGGACGACCCATAGCATCTTCTGTTAAAGCTTCAAATTGTTTTTCAACAGGCCATTCATTAAGGATGGCTTGTTTTCTATTATCTACAGCTTGCTTGTCTTGATGCTGGGACTGATATTGTTCATCCTCATGATGGTCTGTAAGTTCTTCTAGTGAAGGTTTTGGTATATCATTTTTTGGCGACCACTCAAGTGTATCATAATCATTATTTCGTATACCCCACTGATATTGGGCATATTTAATTTCTAATATACGTTCTATATCCATATTACCACCTTGATCCAGTTGGGTGAGGTTTGATTTCTGATATTAAAAATGACGAAATAGCAGCATCCCCAAAGTATCCAGTGGCGTTTGGATATTCGTCTGGGTAGCTATGTAACCTATTTATGTAAAGTATTGGTTCCCACCCGTTGGTTGGTCGCCTTCCAACCTTTACCTTATATTGATGAAGATTTATATCTGGAGCCTGAAAGAAGTATTTCATATTAAATATTTGCCCATAATTTGGTGCATAGACATTATGCGTCCAACCTCTCAAGGGAGCTACTTCATCATCTCTAAATATGCATACGATTGCGTCTGCATTGTCGGATGTGCCAATGTTTAATTCAACGTCAAGTATCAAATAGTTACCAGTGTCTTGGGCTGTGTAAGCCATATCAAAAATTTCAAGACCATCACTTTGAACTATTTCGGGGTAAAAAACTTCTGTTGTAGAAAATCTGTCTGTAGTATTAACTCCAGATATTGCCAAACTTTTTTGACTTAAAACACCAGAAGCATCACCTATAACTCTTAAATTACTTACAAAAATACCACGGTCATCTCCTGTGCCTGTAGCTGTTAACAAGCCAGAAATTTCAACATCTATAAACTTTGCAGTGTTTCTAAAATGTTTTTCTCCATAAATAATTTGATCACCAGTTGTATAAACAACACCTGTTGGGTCTAAGTTTAAAATTATTTTTTGATCACCGCTCCAAATAAAATTATCCAATCCTATACCACCACTTATATAGCCACTCACGCTATTTGCCGCACCGCTCTTGATATTTGAGCCAGCAAAACCAAAACTTACTTTAGCTGGAGTTATTCCACCATCAACGACAGTAAATGCGCCAATTTCATCACCAGAAACTCCAGTAAATTTGATTGTTTCATTGTCTACAAAAACACCTAAATCTAAAGTGTCACCAAGATAAACTCTGTGATCACCAGTTAAACCGGGACCGGGGTCAACGTTAAAAAATGCTTGCCCAGTTGAAATTAAAACTCCAGTATCTACATTAATAGCATCACCGATGTGAATCCCGCTTCCTGCGACAGCATCAATGGTTCTAGTTACTGTTAAGTCACCACCACCTGTTAAACCGCTACCACCAATTATCAAAGTGTCTGCTGGATTAAATCCGGTTATGGCCACGGGGTTTACTTGCCTCACCGCAACTGTTCCACCTTGCGCTCCGTCAACAACCAAAAAACCAGTTTTTATATTATCAATAGGAAGAGTAACAAGGTTCATGTCTCCAGTTAAATCAAAATCACCACTAACAGTCAAGTCACCCGTAATTACAACATTACAATCTTGAATGCAGGTATTTTGCACTGGATTAACGGTTATTTCATCAAACAAACCAGTATTTTGGGGGCCGTACAATTGAATTTGATAATCATTTGCAGGAACATCTGGAGTAGTGCCTGTTAAAATACAAAAATTACCATTATAACCTACCCCAGTTTCAAAAGTAAATGGAATCGCATCTGCGTTAGCACTATCATAAGGGCTTTTAAATGCTCCACTGGTAGCAAAACACAAACCAGAGCCAGAAATTTCAAATTTGTTACCAACAAAAACACTTTCTGGCTTTATGCCAGATATATGCAAATTTGGTGCAAATGCAAAGTTTAGTGCCATTTATTCTATGTCTCCAGTTGTTAATATACCAGTATTGAATAATACATCAACCGTCGTATTACCTAAGTTAAGTAAATTTACACATTCGCTTGGTTGTACTCGGAATATATTTATCCAATCACCTCTATCAATGTATTCGCCAGTCCCTTGATAATAATTTCCTAAATAATATCCAGTAGAAATAGGTGTTGTTGTTAAAAAATTTGTAAGTGGATCAAACCCTGTCTCGAAAACAACATTTGTGTCAAATGCTCCAGTTCCTATTTCACAAACTTGACCACCACCGCTGAAGAACATACCAGTTATATTTAATAGATTTGTCCCAGTGATTTCAATCAAAGTACCAGTGCTTCCGATTACTGGCCTTAAACCAGATAATTGTGGAACTCTACCAGATATTATTATTTGGTCTCCTGTTACTTTATTTATATTTTTAGTAGCATACACAAAATCAGTTTCATTTCTTAATATTCCATTTTCGTAGTCGCTTGCATCATCAAATCCTTCATAGTCAGCAGAGCTATAAACTCCAGTTGCATCTCTTAGTTCGTCACTGGATATCAAGAATGGATTACCAGTTCCTACTGTTGTTGCATTTAGTGTTCCTGTAATTATAACAAATCCCGTTTGAGCACTTTCTGGCCAGTTTGTTGTTAATTGAGTTTTATCAATAAACATATTTCCAAAGTAATAAAGATCATTGTAGCCAGTTAATCCATCTCCAAATGTATTTAATTCAAAAGGAGTAATTGGGTCATAATTTTCATAATAAGTTCCAGAATTATAAGCGTCTATATTTCCAGTATTTGCTATGAGGGTTAATGCGCCTTGACTACTTGTGCCACTAAACCCATAAGCGGGTTGTAAATTAATTCCGGTAAACCCAATTACAGGCTTAATATAACAAGCATTAACACCTGTCATTCTAAATGCGCTTCCAACTTTAAGATTTGTTATTTCTATTCCACTTATTGTTGGTATAGGAGTAAATATTTGCTCGCTTATTATATTGGGCACTGTTATGCCAGAACCACTAATGCCCAAAGCTCCACGAACGATGTCTCTTGGAACTTGAGTCGTAATTCCTGTGATCATGCCATTGGTTGAACCTACTGTTGATTTTATATATTTAGTATTTATTCCGTGTGTATAGTGTAGCTGTGAATAACCATCTTCATTTATAGCAAGCCCAGTTTGGAAAAGCGGGAATATTGGAACGTCAACACCTCCATTTTCTCCACTATAAAATCTACCAGATAAACTTATTTCTTCGTTATGAATTCCACTCGCTGGAGAAATAGCTTCAATTCCACTCTTTAATACAAACAGGTCTCCAGTAGTAAATGAATGTATGTCTGGCGAGTTACCATAAAATCCAGTGATTCCAGAAAATCTTACATCACTTATTAATGGTAATTGTCTAGATTCAAATACTTGTCCCGTTCCGCTAATTTGGAATTGGTTTGGTATTGAAAATGTAATTTGATTTCCAACGTTTGTTCCAGACAAAGGCAAATATATAGCTCGATTTAAACTATCAAATATTGATAAATTTGTTAATTGATTTAAACCTCTTCCGCTGATTGTTATAACTTCATTTGGTTGTCCTGAAATTGGAAAGTTTGCGTCAAATATTGTAATCAAAGGTGGATTTATTTCTAAATGACACCCAGTAATTTCAAAGGCACTATCTGCTCCAAGTCCAGAACCAACTATTACAGTTGGACCCGATGATGCACCATCAGGAATTTCAGCACTTATGTAGTTTCTTTCTGGAACAAAGAAATCAATAGATGGCTGTCTATTCTCTCCGAATAAAACACCAGTTATATTAAAGAATCCAGAGCCTTTTATTCCAACTATTTCACCCCACTCACCATTGTTAACTCCAGTAATGCAACAGTGTTCATCATCAAAGTCAATTGAACCACTTACTCTATCAAAGTGACAAACTAATTCATTTTGTTCGTCACACTCAATGAACGGCTCTGGGTTGTGCATTTTTAAACCAGTAAATTCATTGATCGTACCTGTTTTGAAACTAAACGCATCAATTTCTCCTTGGAAGTTGTAAGCGTCCTGCGAACCGCCACCAAGAACTAATCTTCCAGAAACGTCTAGCCCACTAACATAATGCCCTGAAATATCAGTAGAATCTTCTCCAACTGCTCTTCCTGTTTCTAAGTCTATTCCTATTCCACTGTATATTCCTGTTACATAATAATTTGCACCGGGGATACCAAAATGTAATTGATTCACACACTCTTCGTCAATTGCCCCACCAGTTGCAAATAACTCGATGCCATTTTCATCAAACCCTGTTATGACTTGAGTGAGACCGATGTTATTGCCTTCGTCATCTGCTTGCCCACTTGGGAAATACGTATTAAAGACGTTTAATTTACCCGCGCTATAACCATTTACATAAGCTTGGAAGTTGTTGTTTATTCTTGCTACAGCAATGTGATTCCAATCACCGCTTGTCCAGTACTGGGCTGCTCCTTGTTTATCGAAAAGTTGACACCTAACATCATTTTCAGTGTTGTAATCCGTGCCTGTTTTAGCTGCCCCATTAGATATGTCTAAACCTAGTAAGTTGTTGGTGTTGTCATATTTATTTCCAGTTAAGAAGAAATTAAATCCTCTGTCATAATCTCCAAGAGTTAAAAGTGTTTGTTTGGTTGTAAAGTTTTCTATTTTTGAAACAAGATTTCCAGTATTTTCAACAATAACTGTTGCTGAATTAGTAAAGCCACTAGGGGAAGGAACAATTGACCTATCAAATATTCTTTGCTTCGCAACTCCACTTAATTCTGCATCTGCATCAATAAGCAAATTAGTGGTTCCATCATTAACAAATTCACCTGTTGGTACTGTAAATTGACCTGTAATTGTGCTTCCATCAACTACAGATAATCCGGTTTGATTAGCATAAGTATATCTACCAGTATTTGAAACTCTTATTTGATCAACAAAAAAGCCTTCTGTATTATTAAGAGTGAGATTACCGAACTTATTGCCACGGCCATAAAAATGACTAACTTCATCAGTATTTGTATAGAATGAGCCAATAGATGTACCATTTAACAAATCATTTACATCAAATGTGTTTCTGTGAGAATGAACAGCAATTCCGTTAACAAATATTGTTAAAATACCACTATGTCTAACACAGGCTAGGTGGTTATGAGATTTTCCATCAGCTTTTTCTTCGTTCCATTGAAGATTGTCATTTTTATTAATATTACTAATACCTTGATAATTATCAAGCCCAGAACCAGAATCATACCAAAAAATACCTCTATCAGCATTTCTAAGAACGAAACCCCAGCCCATATCCTCGTAATATTTACCGGATACTGTTTGAGAGGAAGGGCCAGATTCAATAGGTTGTTGAATGCGTGAACCAAATATATTAAAATCATAATTGTTAGATTCAAGCAACCAACATTCAATTGTAAAATCACCAGCTGTTCCAAAATCAAAGTTACCCTCTTTAATTTTTATGTTTGGTGAATAAAATGGATCAAACCAATTTCTATCAAACATGCCAGCAAACCACATTGAATTATTTCCAAATTTAGCTGCAGAAATTTGTTCTGCTTGATCAGCAAACCCGCTATATCTATTTACATTATAATTTTTTAATAATAAATCATTGCTTGATGAATCTTTAAATTGCGTTAATTGATTACTATCAATGTGTTTTGATTTTTCTCCATTTATAGAAGCTTCTGGCTGTATATCCAAAATACACATGTATGAATTACTGACTGGGTTTGCTCTTATAGTATTTCTGGTAGGAACTACAGTGCCATCTCCTGCATTCCACGTTCTATATTGTCCTCCTAGAAAATATCCCACACTATTGGAATTAAATTCACTTTTTAGAGGTTGAGCGTGATTTCCTTCACTATTAAGAGGAGTATCAATATGCCCGTTTACATTTCCATCACCAAGTATTGGAATTCGATTAGGATCAATTGCAAAACCTCCATCCCGTTTGAAACCAAGTATATTTATACCTTTCCAAACTCTAAATTTAGCAAGATTAAAATCTGCACATACGCCTGATACTTTTGATCTTGATAATCTTCCAAATTTAGCTGCAGCAAATGGATTAAGAGGAAACTCAGTAATTTGTCCGCTATATGGTGGGGCAATTCTTAAAGGTGAATTTCCAAAATCAAATGTCCTAGGAGAATCACTAACTGGTCCGAGAGGCACAGTAGCTGGCCCACCAAGATTACCCCCATCTACAAAAAAAGTAAAACGATCTTGATATTTTTCATGGTTTAACGATCCCGGTTCATTAATCTTTTCTATATTCCTAACTATTTGGACTGTATGATATCTGCCATCACTAAACCTGCCACCATACTCTATTCGACTATCTTTATGGCCACTGCCATCCCAAAAGAAATAGTTAATGTACTCGTTTTCGGGATTTACGTCAAAAGCATCATTTATAACAAAGCCTAAGTCGCCCCATTCAAATATTTTTTGATTTGGAATTGTTTCATCTGATTTGAATAAAAATTCTATAGAAAAACATCCACTACCAAAATCGCCCCAATTACCAGTTGTAGTTGTATATTGTCTATCACCGTCTCCTGTGTTTATTGGAACAAATGGATAAGAAAGAGACGGAAACATATCTCCACCCGTTATTTTATTGCCACTTATGGTAAGAAATGAAGCTTCACCTGTTGCAACACCACTGTTTTTGAAAACAAACGCTCCATTTATTCCAGCTTTTGGAAATGCATGTTCTATATCGGAACCTGCAGTAAATGGAGGAAATTCACTATTTTCTGCAAGCCTAATTATGGGGCCACTAGTACCAAATTTTGCATAATGTCTTGGTTTATGGCGTACGCTAAAAAATCTTCCATTAGCATCAATTCCAGTAGTTGTTTCTCCTAAAGGAAAGAAAGGCGTAGCTCTTGGTACGCCCCCTTCTTGCCAAAACATTGGATGAAAATCTAAACTACTTTCTAAGGCTAAATCTTCTGAAAAGGTATTAGGAAGATAAGTGAAACCGCTTGGTTTTATCCACATTTGAGCTAGGAAGTCTCCGGTTCCAAAATTAATTCCACTTTTATATAAGAAATTTTGCGATCCAGTGGTAGTTAGTCCAGTCGGGAAACTCATAGAACGGTTTCCATACTTAGCATTTCCGTTTTCAGAAAAAGTTACCATTGCGCCACCACTTGTAGAAACATCAGTTAAGAATGTTCTAAGCGGTTGACTTTCATTGTCTCCTGTGGTTCCGTTAACAATTAAGTTTCCAGAATCTAAAACTACTTCAAAATTATATCCAGTTGCTGGTGCGCCAGTTGGAACTTCTTCAATACCATTTCCGTCACCCATGTTTGGAATCAAGCTGTCTTTTCTGATATTTAATTCGTCTACATAAACCTTCCCACCTAAATCAGTGTTAAGATATCCTGTTGCAAACGATCCAGTATCTGGAGTGTTTGTATACTTAACTCCACTAGATATTCTAAACTCATCTATTAATCCTACATAATTCGTTAAAATATTTTCACGAATCAACATAGATTCAATGTGTAAAATATCAGGGCCAGAAGCTAATGGCTCTTCACCCTCGCCCATTGTATTTCTTTTATAAAGATCATCAATTGTGTTAGAGATTACTTTACCATTAGAGGCTGTTACAGAATTATCAGTTGGTCCACCTTCATTAAAATATCTATTTGCTATTAATTTAATTTCATCACCAACAGAAACACCAGTTATAATTTGATTTATTGTTTTCTTAAGTTCACACCCGCGCATAGAAATGTTTCTTGGGTTATCACAATTAGTAACAAACGCACCAGTGAAATCATTTGCTCCATCAAGAAATCTATCACTATTAGCTAATACTCCATAAACAAATCTAGTGTTAGAGTTTTGAAGTGTGCTTTTCCAGCCACCCAACGGCCATCTTATAGTGTTTTCTCCAATTCCAACATCAGATGGTGTTCCATCTGCTTCCAAGGCTTGACCATTGTGCTCGAATCTAACACCAGCATAAGAATGCTCAACACCCAGAGATGACATACAAGCACCACCCCATCGGCTAAGTGTCTGTAGGGTAATTTCTATAGTCCCATCAGTTTTTGCTATGTAAGTAAAGCCATTACCTGTATTATTTAAGGTTGAATTTTTTCCAATGTATCTTCTAGAAGAACAAGAGCCATCTGAATTTACTATTGTATAATGCTCGTCTGTTCCTTTTTGGTCACGATCTAATTTGTAAGGTTGAGTATCAAATAATTCTCCGGTGTCAACAAAGAACATATTTAAATCACCACTTACCGCGCCACCTATAAATAAATTCTGTGTACTGTCTGTGAGTGAAGGGTTACCAGTAAAGAATAATTTAGTTGCTTCATGTTCTGCAAAATCTTCACCACCAAATCCACCAGCTGGATCACCATTAACAAATCCATAAAATATATTATTTTCTCTTGTTATTGCTACGTGGTTCCATTCTCCACTCTTAAAATAATTTCCAAACAATGGTGGAATTAAATCAACTTGAAGCTCTTCTATTTCTGAGTCAAAAGCTAACCTTAAGTTATTTGTGTAGTGATTAAGCATTAGTGCTAAACCATTACCCGTAGAAAATTCTCCGTATTGATTTGCTAAAGCCCAAACAGTTTGAATTCCGTTTCCAGTTTCACTAATACCTGAAGTAGCTCCACTCGGTTTTATCCAACATTCTATTGTAAAGTCTCCAGTGCCATAAGCAAAATGCTGTCCAGAAGTTTGTAAATAATCAGAACCATCAAAATATATAGCAGCAGAACCAAAGTATTTATCATTGACACCAGTTGTAAATGTTGGGAATCCACCGCTACTTATGGTTTGGTTATATTTTCCACTATCTAGTAAGTCCCCGTTGAAATGCAAAAGTAAATCAGTATCACTACCACTAATAAATTGTTGATTAAATCCAGTATTAAACTTTCCAAATCTACCTGTAGTTAATCCACCAAAGCTAAATTTAGTTCGTCCAGAAGGAATAAAACAATCATAGTCAGCAACTGGCACATTTTTTCCTACCTGATAACCATCGTAGTAAGTAGCATAACCAGTTTGATTTCTTACGAATGCAAAATGATGCCAGTCATCATCAGCGAACCATCCAGTATAATAATTTGTTGAAGATTGTATTCCCAACAAATCAGCGTAAGGCTTAACTGTATTTGTTATTGAGTATTGAGCTTTTTTAGCTAATCCAGTGGGGTATGGTGAAGTTGGCACTGTTATATTTCCAGTGCCAACATATCTAGCAACATCACTAATTCTAAGCTCTTGAAGTAATCCACTATAACCAGTATTGCCTTGGACGTTTATTCCAGTAATAAATCCACCTGCATCTTTTCCTATGTATAATTCATCGTTGGGTGATAAACTACCTATTCTATATGAATTTGGATGGGTTGTTCTTGTGTAGTCACGACCACTCAAAATTCCATCTACCCACATCTTATAATTAGCTCCGCTCTTAACATATGCAACATGATGCCAAGCATCATCATCAACTCTTCCTATAACACCACTGCCGTCCGGAATACTAACCATAGCATGTCCAACTCCAAACATATTATCCGTTACTACTGTTAGTCCTACGCCGGAAAAATTAATAACACGGAAATTTTTTGCAGAAAGTATAGTCTGGAAGGTTGAAGATTGCATAGTGGGCATCTTCATAAAAAACTCAATTGTAAGCTGATCTTCTTCTACCGCTGGTTTTTGTGGAGTGATTCCCAAATCATCGCTTTGCCTTACTAAATCCCAAATATGTGGATAAGTTTTAGAAGCATTGCCATTTTCAATGCCTTGAATTTGAATATAATCATTTCCATCAAAAATATACGAAGGAACACCAGTAAAGCTACTAGAGTAAAAAGTGCTACTATATGAAGCTCCAACATTAATACCAGTTAAATTTCTTTCACTTGCGTCAAAACCATCACCCGTTACCCTTAGTAATAGTCTAACGTCATCAAAATTAGTATCTCCTGTTCGCGCACCAGTAATTTCATTTACTAGCTCTCTTGAAAAACCAACGTTAAAGAAAGTGTTACCAGATTCAGCTGTGTGTTCGCCACTAAGCCCAAATAAATTTACATCTATTCCAGAGTAAGGCTCATTTTGTATATTGGCATAGTGATTTTCAAACTTAGCCCAAAACTGAATTGCCCATTTATCTTCTGTGCTTAGGTCAAGTTCTCTTGAGGCTTCTGTAGTTATAAAGCCACCTTCAAAAACTCCAACCCCTGAATTTTCAATAAATACTCCAGCTGTATCTGGAAAGTCTCCAGAGCAATATAACATTCCAGTTCTAACTATATTAGAAACATGATAAGGCACTCTTACTGAATTTTTAATAACAAATTTAGATTGAGCGACTGGCTCATAATAACTATATCCAGTTGAACCTGTTTTTAAACAGTGTTGGAAGCAATTATTGATCGCGCATTCTTCAATTTCTGGATCAGCTAAAATTCCAATGCCCCAACCTGTATTTCCAGTATGTGCTGGTGTACAAGGTGACGCACAAACATTTGTCATACCCTCTGTTTGGGTTGGTGAAACCCTAGGATAAAGATGTAGAGGGGGTAAAGATGGTGGGCTGGTTGGAGCTTGAGGTGGTGGGAAAAGCTGTGGCGGCGGACTACTTGGGAAATTTTGAGTAATTGTCCTAGTAATATTTGGTGGTGGCGTAAGTGGGCCTAAGCAAACAACTGGTCCATTTGGTTTTACTGGCGATACAGTCGTGGTTGGCTTTTGTCCACCCCCTACTCCACAAACACCTATGTTTGTATTTTGTTTTTGAGACGTTGGGATATTGAACCCTGAACTAGTACCAGTTATGCCAGTTCCTATTAATCCTTGAATAGTACAAGTTATTAATATTGGTGGATTTGTTTGATTTGATCCTGCTTTACCGCCGCCGCCTTCTCTTGTTCTTTTCCAAGGAGTATTTTCTTCACCAATCTGATTACCGCCACCAAGAGTTGTTTCTTTACTTAATTTATTTAATCCGGGGATACCGGGACTATTACCAATTCCACCTTGAGAAACGTGAGGTGGGTTAACTGGAAGAATTTCATTAGACTGTGGTACATTTGGTTTGTAAAGTCCGGGGTATCCTGCATGAACAGATGATGGCGGTGGAGAAACTTTTAATACTCCTTTTCTTTGTGATCCAGTATTACGTCTTGGGTTTACATTTTTATTTAACGTTTTTCCAACTGTACCAAGCACCCCGCCAACTATGTTTGTTCCCCTACTTTGAGGGCGTAGGTTGATATTTTTATTGCCTTTTGAATTTAAATTATTAGTAAAGAAAATTCTATTGAAGCCCGGAACCTGATTGGGATTGTTTGTGTAATTATTTAGTTGCGATGGAGTTAAAGTTCCAGCAAGATTAGTGGGTTGTCTACCATTCTTAAATAGTGTTATTGCTGTCCAGTTTGTTGACGTTGGATTTTCTTGTACTATTTTTGGAATTGAGTATGTAGGTCTCCTAAAAGCATTATTAGGATAAATATTATTGTTCGGATTGCTGTAAGTAGTTACTTCAAATGGGTCAGTATTTGCTTTTGATGTATACACTGGTCCTTGCTGTGGTGTGTAGCCACATGTTCCGCTCATATTACTTGTAAAAGCAACCTGTCCATAAGTATTAACATTAAGAGAGTTTGGAGAAATTCTACTTGTTACTTTTGGCGGAAGCACACTTTGAATACTTGGTCCTGCTCCAGCTGGCGGTGCATTAGTTCCAGTGGTTGCGCCAAGTTCTGTAGCGTATGGATCAAAATTTGGAGCCGAAAAATCACTTACAATTGTTTCTAAAGAAATTGGTTCTTCAGTTCCAGTAGTTGGAAGACCAAGTGAAATTATTGTTTCTTGGTCGCTAAAACATGAAATTTCAACAAAACCACCTATATTACCACTATCTTCTATGACGCCAAAAAAAGCAGCCCCGGTGCATTGACCAGTTGGATTAGCTGGGCGACACTCATAACAACGTGTAGGTTGAGAACCAAAATCATCAAACTGAACTAGAGCCCCAGCAGCATACATCGCATCTGGTTCAACATTATCATAAGTATTCTCGCCAGTTATGGTTAACACAATGCCAGATTCACCTGTTTGTACAAAAGTAATAGCAGTGCCAGTTGTAGCCCCAGTGATTCCAGCTGTTGCTCTTTCTGCGCTTTGGTCTGTCATGAAACACTGAAGAAGTCCCGGTTGGAAATCTGGACTATCTAAATCAAAAAATTTATAATGACCACTAAAATGTAAAAGATAGGCTTGTTCACAGCCACTTAAAAATCCACCACCGCGATTAAAGTGGTCTAAACATTCATCAATTTCTGGCCCCATAACAGGAGCAAAAATAGTGATTGGAGGAGAAGATGAACCTGATAAAACATCTCCAGTAACTCCACTTTCAAAAAAGTTATTTCCTTGAAATGTTAATAGAGAGCTCTTAAGAGAGCCACCATCAGCCATAGGAATAAAATTTTCTTCAATAAATTCAACTGGTGTATCAAATAATGGACCTTCTATTTCATTTTCTCCACTAATCGTTTGATCATAAAGACCAGCTGATATAATTGATGGTGAAAAAATTGCTGTGCCAGTTTTCCAATCAGCAACTGAACTACCAGTTAAAGAAATTCCAGAATTAGTTCCAAAATTATAATCTCCTGTCTCTAAAATACTTTGAAAACCAAAAAATGATTCTTCACCGCCTACGCTTTTTAAACCACTAATTTCTGGGGCAGGAACATTTAAGAAAAACATACCAGTGCTTTGGTAATAAGGAACCTCGCCACTATCTGCTAGTACATTTATATTTTTTGCTATTTTTATTGGGCCACTTTTAGCTGTCAAAGGAATAAGTCCACTTAATAAAATATTATTAATTTTTGTAAAACAGCCAGTAGCATTGTCTCCGTTAAAAGCAACCAAAACACCAGTTGCATCAAACGTACCCGTCGTTCCATCGAATGATCCACTGGTTATATCTACTAATTCATCAAAAAAGTTTCTTCCAGAGATTAAAACAAATGATCCACTTGTTCCAATAGCGGGAGAAAAACCTGTAATTTCTACGTGTGGTTCAATTCTCTGATCTGAAATTGCACTAACATTTCCACTTCCATATACTTTTATATTTCCATCAAAATTGCCAGATGGAAGACTAAAAGAAAGTCCTGTGTTATTTGTTATTGTGAAGTCAAGATAAACCTGATCAGCATAACCGCTTCCAGTATCGTAAGGAAAACCTACACCTGTAACAACATTTGAAAGCCCAGTTAAATCACTATAACCATTTGGACTGCCACTTATGTTTATAATTGATAAACCAGTTAAACCAAAGAAACCATCGCCCTCAACAACAACTGTATCACCAGAAACTCCAGAAGTAGGAGAAAATCCATCTATTACTGGAATAGGGCTAAAGTTTTTTTCCTCACCCGAAGCCCCAGAAGCAAATCCAGATACATTTCTAGCTTCAGCTATAACAATAATGGGATTTGGTTGGCAATCATTCACCCAAGCATTTCTATCACCACTGCCAGTTAAAGAATTAAAAGAAGGAACAACAAAAGAAATTGTATTTTTATCTTGAACATTAAATTGGGCAGCAACACCACTAACACCACCGACTCTTACTTCAGAGATACTAAAAAATTGATCGCCCGATCCAGTAATTTGAATCGACTCACCAAAATTTCCTGATGTTTGCGCTAAAAACATTTATGCATTCCAAACTTCTGTTGGACTTAATACGTTGAAACTTTCACTTCTTGCTATACCACCCAAAGTTTGAACAGTTATAGGGCCATCAATTGCTTCTTTTGGTACTTGAGTTTTAATTTTATCGCAACCAAAAGTAGCATGTATGTTTGTAAGCTCTTCGAATCCCGTAACGTTTGAGTTTGTAAAGTTTACACTAACTGTATTTAAAAGATTAACACCACTTATTTCTATAGGCTGATAAGCGTTACCTTTAGCTGTCCCATTCAACCCAGAAACGCCAAGGATTTGTGGACTGTCTTGATATGAGTCTTGCACTAAAGATATTGTATTTGTTATTTTTCTTCCTACCGACGTACTAACATTCTGTGAATTTAATCTACCTCTGACTTTATAACTTTCCATAGCTACATTTCCGCTTGTTTGTAGTGAAAAAGCTAACTCACCTAGTTGGCCAGTGTAAGTCTGAGAAGACTCGGCTGGTTGACTTGCAGCAGTTAAAAATGGATTATATATATCCATATTTACACTTGTTTGTTTTCTTAAAAATCTAATCTCCCTTGGCAAAACCTCACCAACTACATATACTGGATCAATTTGTGAATTAAAAGTATATTGAGCACTTATTGCTGAAAGTTGACCAGCAGTTTCTCCAGCGTTACTCATCAATACGCCTGAAACTCCTGTCATCGTGGCGTTGTAATAATTTAAGTATTCTCTACCTTGTGATCCTCCAACTTCACTAAAGTTTAATCTTGTTGGGGCAAAGGTTCCTTCTAGCCCACCGTAAAAGTTCACACTTGCTGATACTCTAACGGGCTGATAATTTTCAAAAGAAAAACTATAGTTGGTCAAGTATCCGCTTTTAAAACTAAGTCCAGCAAAGCTTCCGCTGAGTGGGGCTTTTTCATTTGTCATAAACTCGCGGAGCGGGTCACGACCAGTTAGATAATAAGTAAATGATAAACTTCCGTTTATGTCTTTGTTTGCTTGATAGTCAAAACTACTTTTGTTAGCGGCAAGATAAACAGGCTCGATTGCTGACTGAAGAGAGATTCCTACATTTTCGCAAAAATATGGTTCAGCATAAGGATAATCAAAATCACCATAAATAATTTCTATGTCTTTTAGATAAAAAAGGTCTGAAGTAGAACCAGTAAACGAGCTACTTCCTGCTCCATTTAAAGCATAAAAAAACAAATATTGAGTTGAATTTCCTACTAGGGTTGTTTCTACTTCTGTCCAACTATCTTTAACACTAAGCCGAGGATTAATGTCGCAGTCATCAAGGGTGCAGGTGGGGCCTTGGTTTATTAAAATTGAATCAACGTTAGGATTTGCTGAAGGTAGATAGTATTTAAATTTTATTTTATAAGTTCCGCCGGTTGCCTTTCTGCCGTAGCCACCATAAAAAAGAGTTCTATAAATAAAGTGCTGACCAGCAGTTGCGGTAAGCCCCATACGCATGGAGTTAGATTCGCCAGCATGTGTGTCTGGGGCAGTTAGTGTGGCTCTAGTAAAATTCCAACCGTCACTATCACTAGAAAAATCAGACGAATATGATACTGCGTCTAATGGACCCAGTAACAATTTTGCGTCGTTATAGCTGTAGTAACTCACCCTTTACCTTGTACCTGTAATCAATTACACTTTTATCGAAGGAATTTGATCTTTTAATTTCGTATATTTTTCCCATAATCTTTGTCTTTTAGCCATATCTGTCTCTCTTGAAGCAGTTCCTTCTGAAGCTTTATAATAACAAGCTATTACCTGATCAAATGTTTGAATTGGAATTCCATAATTGTAAAATTCATCCCACAACAATATATCTTCATGGGCTGGAATATCTTCATAAAATAATTTACCGTCATCTGGAATCAATCCTGCATGAATTAGTGTTGCCCAAGGCCCAAATGTGCGTTTTTCAACAGATTTTGATGCTGGTTTGAAGGTTTTTTCTCCATCTTTACAATAATACCAACTTCCAACCGAAAAAGGAGATTTATGCTCCATAGCAAGAGCCGATAATTCTCTTGCCCTTTGTCTAGTAAAGAAATCATCGGCATCAGCTAAAAAAATCCCCGGAAAATCTTGTTTTTTTTCTAATGCTTTTTTGATTACTCTGTTTTTCGCTTGGGCAATACTTTTTGCTTTATTAAATTTAAAAACATTAAAAATTAAAGCCGAGGACATTTTAGCGAATCTTTTGGCAATTTCTATGGTTGAATCGGTACTCGAATCATCACCGAAATTCATAATCCACTGAAGCCCTTTCATCGCGTTGTCTATGGATGAAAGCACGATGGGTAAAGATTTCTCAGCATTGTGTGCGCTGATAACTACTTGAAACCTTTTATTTTCCCAAATTTTTTCATTTTTTAAATTTTCTATGTTTTTTCTAAAGATTTTAGACCTTTCAACAAAATCTTTCATAGTAACATTTATGATAGTTATTTTTTGTGAAAATCACCAGAAAAAGTGTAAAATATACTAAGGTATAAGGTTTATGGGAAATCCGTATAATTCTATTTATGATGATATAGATGATTGGTCTGCGACCACTACATATCTAAAAAATTACATAGCTTATGATTCACACGCTGCTGGTGCTGAATATTTTTATGTTATTTCTGATTCTATATTAAGTTCCACTAAACCGCACAATGATTCCACTAATTGGGGAGGAATAATAAACTTTAATGGCAAAAGAATGCCAAACTTTATTTGGACTCCATCTTATAACCAACAAACAAAAATAGAACCAAGGGTTTTAAGTGTCAGATTTGGTGGTGGATATGAGCAAAGAACTCAAGATGGTATCAATAATGATTTATTAACTTTAAGCATTACTTTTGAAAAAAGAAATTCATTAGAAACTACCGCAATAAACCATTTTTTAAACCAAAGAAAAGGGGCTGAAGCTTTTGTATTTAC